CACCGGACAACTATTTGCTTTTTGAACCATCTCCAGATTGGGCAATCGTCCCCGTCAGGTACGCAGGAATAGCAAACACCTGTCCTTGATGGACATCCTTCCATGAGCCAGCACCGTTTTCTATCGTCACTCATCCCCGGTCACCTCCTGCTCGTAATACCGTCTGCACTTCGCGCAGATCATGACGCAATGCAGACTTCCCGTCTTCTTGTTCCTCAGCACCTTCGCGGTCAAGAATGCGATCTCTCCGCATGACCAGCATTTACCCCTCGGCGGCATCCCCGGTCACCTCCTCCAACTCTTCTGCGTACTCTTCCCATCTCGAACAGTACCCTTGTGCTGAACACTTTTCGCATTCATCCGGGTCAAAACCGTCTTCATCGCACATATACCCGGCTTCCTTGACCATTGCCAACCTGTCATCCGGGTCGAACCAGTCCATCTCTTTCTTCCCCTTGTAGAAGCTATCAAGAGCAGGAATCCGTCTGACATAGATGTCTTTGAACTCGTTATCTTCTCCAAGCGTGTCAGATCTCAATGCGATGTACCGCGCTTTACCCGCAGTCTCTGCAAATATGACGGTACTATATCCCATGTAATCTTCTTGACATTTGTACGCCTTAATCATCCCCGGTCACCTCCAAATCCATCTCAATCTGCCAGTCTTCCCGGATCGCCACTCTCTGCTGGCCTTTTAATCCGGTGCTGATAGATCACTCCGCCGTCAGAACGGGAGGTCTCCGTCCTGCGCGGGAGGAACGGGTGTCGGTTCGGTCTGCTGGAAGGTCTGCTGCCCATCGGCACGGCGGCTCCCGCAGAAGTGGACTTTGTCCACGTTCAGCACGGTCTGACTGTGCTGGCCCCCGTCCTTGTCCGTCCACTCCTCCGTGCCGAGACGGCCCTCGACGATCATCTCGTCCCCCTTGTTGTGAATGTACTTCTCAAGGAAGTCGGCGGTTCCGCGCCACGCCTTGCACCGCAGGAAACACTTGGTCTCCGTCTCCTTGTACTTCTCGCTCCACGCCAGCGTGAAGCTCACGTTGGAGATGCCGCTCTGCGTGGTGCGCTTTTCGATATCCTTGGTAAGCCGTCCCTGAAAGGCCGTGTGATTCAATGCCATGCTTTACTCCTCCATTGCGGCGGCAAGCTTCTGCGCCGTCGTCTGTTCGTTGGTATCGGTCTGTTCCTCGGTCTTCTGCTCCGTCAGCTTGCGGCTGCACTCCGCGCAGATGGCCCGACCGAAGCGCCCCTGATTGATCCTCGCGATGTCCGCCGCGCTGTACCCGGACATGGGAGCGATGGGCTTGCCGCAGTCCACGCACAGGATCGGCCCGGTCTTCTCCGTGGTCGGGATCGTCGGGCGGATGCGGATGCCGTCCACTTTGTCCCCGGTCGAGGGGTCGCGCACGTTATGCTCAAGGTAGAGCTTGATCTTCTTGCCGACCAGCACCTCGGCGGAGGTTCCGCGATACAGCTTGCGGATGGTCTTGCGGTTGGTGGAGTTGACCACCAGCGGACGCACCTGATTGATGCTCCCCGGAACAGTCTCCTCCTCAAAGGCGATCACGTCGTGGCGTTCCTTGCCGCGGGCGAGGGTGATCATTCCGTTGTAAAGGGCTTTGATGGTCAGCACCGGCTCCGTGCCGGGTTCGATGTCCTCCGCGCCGAGGTACTCGCTGTCGCGGTTGGCTCCGAGCCGTTCTCGGCCCTGCATGGGCCTCATGTTCTGCAACTCCTTGGGGATCATTGTCTGCACCTCCTTATTCTTCTTCACCGAGGCTCATCCAGCCGGGGAGGAACGCCTCGTTCGGCTCCCCGAACGGCCCGGTGTATCCGTACCAGTAACCAGTCTCCTTGCATTGATGGAGGATTCCGATGTACTCCCGGAACACGTCCATCCCGGCGGTCATCACGTCATCGGTCACCCGGATCAGGTTGACGGAGTACGGAGCTTTCTTTTCCTGAACAATGAATATGAAGTCAGGACGCTCCGTCGCCCCCGTCTCCTGCATGATAGCCTCCGTGTACATGAAGGCCTGAAGGTGATAGCCGAGGATGAAGATCTTGCTGTTGAAGACCTCCGTCTTCGCGCTTGCCGCAGTCTTGTAGTCAACCACGGTCAGCTTGCCGTCCACGTCCGTCAGGCAGTCCAGCTTGACCTTGCACTTCTCTCCCGTGTCAGCGTCCGTCCAGAAGAATGCGATCTCATGCTCACCCTTGAGGAGCTTCGCCGCATACGGGACGGTCTTGATCTTGTCCGCCATGTCGCAGATCGTCAGGTAGTCGTCCGTTGTGATGATCTGCTTGCCCTCCACACGGGCGGTGAAGCGTTCCCACTCTTCCTTCCCGGCCTTTGTCCGACGATCCACGTTCGGGGCGACGATGTACTCCTCGTCGAACCCGTCAGGTTCAAGGATCAGCTTATGGGCCGCAGCTCCGAAGACCAGCGCCGGAGTCTCAGGCTCCGGGTGGTCGAGGAACCACTTGTACCTCTCCGGGCTTTCGCCGATCCGCCACAGATCGCTCCTGCGGACTCCCTCTGCGGCGTTGTACTCACGTTCAGTCAATGTCTGTCTGCACCCCTTTCTCCATCAGTTCCATCATGTACATCATCTTCTTGCTGATCGTTGTCAGCAGATCGGTTTGTTTCCGCAGCTCCTCCATCACATAGCGGTTGGCAGAGATCGTCACGGCGGTGGCTGTCCGGTCTGCGGTATCCCGCTTCGACTCTTCCCGCACGGTCGGCTCTTTGGGAGCCTTTACTGCCCCACGATTCGCGAACTCATCGAACGTTCTGTATTTGTAGATGCGGGCCACCGACGAGCGGCTCAGACCGGATGTCCGTACCGCGTCCACGATCCTGACCCCAGACCGCTGGAGGATTTTGATTGCGTTGAACTTGCCCTCGCTGACGTATGCACCCCTTGCCATTTTTGCACTCCTTTTTAATCAGTCATTCCACTCTTCCCGGCTGTCGTCCAGCCCAAGCGCGATTCCGGCAAATTTGCACTCCGCATTGTCTCCGCCCGGAACCGAATGCGGCAGGGCATCCTCAATCGTCTTCCTGTGGATGCATTTCCGCGCTTCTTTCGCGCTCTTCGTGCAGAACATACACTCGTTGCCGACGAGGTAGTTCAGCAAGTCGTTCAGCGTCTGCGTCGGTGTGTAGCTGAACCCCTTCGTGCTGACCGTCGGAGCCGCCCAGTCCGGTTCGATGCGGATGTACAGCTTCGTGTGCTGGATGTCAGCCCGCACATGGGCAAGCTTCTCCGGCGGGATGGTTTCCAGAAGATTGTCAAGCACCCGTGCAGCCGCCGACTGGATCATGCGGATGTCCCGCCACGTACCGGGCCGAGCCTTTTTCGCCCGCTTTTCAAGCCTCGGAGACGTTTCGGCGAAGGTGCTGATCACACAGAACAACGCTTGCAGGGCGGCGTACTCGTTGCCGGAGAGGTTTCTGCGCTCAATATCCATCGTAGGAGTCCCTCACCCAGTCTTCGTACTCGTCGTACAGCCCGTGGCGGGCAATGTACGCCTCTGCCATTTCGTACCGTGCGTCTTCCTTGATGACATCCCAGATGTCGTTGGCATAGACCTCGTTGATATGCGGGGTCTGAAGCTCGTCCTGAAGCACCAGCACGGCGTAGCCGTTGTCATAGATGAAGCCGAGGATGGTGTCCTTCGTGCGGCTCCCCCAAATGTCGTCGTCCGGGTACATCGCGTCCCACTCGCTCTGCGCTCCGATTACCATTCCGTTTTCCATGCTGTCCATTTGTTGCACCCCTTCTCAATCAGTTCCTGATGTTGTTCTTTCTCATCCAGATCGCGATGCGTTCCCGCACCTCGTCCTCGTCCATCCCAAGGGCTTTCATTGCTTTCCGCTCAAAGAAGCGGGAGCATTTCCTGCGGTTCAGGTTGTCGGACACGCAAGCCTGAGAGATCCCTGCGGACATGGCAAACTTTCGCTTTGAGCATTTGCTCACAATCAGATGATCAGCAAGCCAGTCCGGGAAGTAAGGGATCTGACCGGGATCCATCATGTCAGGCTCCCTGTTCGTCTGCTTCTTCTTCGGCCTCGACCATGCCGGTTCGGACAGCCGCTTGATGTACTCAAGCCCCCATTCGCATTGGTGCTTGCAGTACTTCTCGCAGTAGCTTGCGCCGCCGTGAATCCTGCCGTCCCGGCAGATTCGGGCGACCACGGTATAGATGCTGACCTCGGAAGGGTTCAGCGGCTTCGGTTCGATCACAGCACCCACGCCTCCACTTCCACGTCCTCACCGTAGCCGCTGCACACGAACGCCTCGGTGTTGGGCCACGTCGCCCAGCAGAACAGGGACATCAGCGCCGGACGAAACAAGCGCCAGATCGCCCGCAGCCAGTAGCGGATGTGGCAGAGCGCGGCGCTCTCGCCCTTGACGGGCTTGCACCAGAATTCCCCGATCCACCATTCGGGATTGTGTTTCCTCATGTCATTGCACCCCTTTTCGTTGTCGTTACTCTCCGTAGTACCACCGCAGGAACCCGGCGGTCGGCACTTTCATTCGCGTCCCCATGAAGGTGAAGGGGAACCGGATCAGTTCCGGGTTTGTCCTTGCCGACACGATGATCGTGTGTTTGTCGCTCCCCAGCGCTTCGGACAAGTCCTCCGGCGTGAGGTACGGCTTGTCGGTCTTTTTGATCTCCTCCAGCGTCACGCCGTCACCCCCTCTGTTGATTGGCTGTTGATAGTCACTCAACCGTCTTTGCAAAAAAAACACGGTCTTTGTCATCGAGCGTACTGATCCCCAGCAATTTGCAGAGAATCTGGATCTCGCTGGCCTTGAATTCGGTCTCGTTCTTGCACTTCTTGCCGAACCCGGCATACGTGATGCCAAGCGCGTTTGCGATCTTCGACTTCTTCAGGCCGCTGTCCTTGATGTACTGCTCAAGAAGCAAAGTGTCCGTCATTTCCGCACCCCCTTTCCCGATTGTCCGTTTGTTTTGAAGCAACGTCTGCATATTACCACTCAACATGACGGTTGTCAAGCACTTTTTGAAACTTTTGTTGAATTTTTTTATGCCATGTGGTAGAATATAAATCAGTCAAGGAGGTGTATTGTATGTCTATAGGAGAGAATATCCGCAGGATACGCGAAGCCCAAGGAATGAAACAAACAGACCTCGCGAAACTTGTGGGTTATAAGACGAGGTCTTCCATCTGCAAGATCGAATCCGGTGAATGCGACCCGTCGCAAAAGAGCCTCGCCCGCATCGCGGCTGTACTGAACGTTCGCCCTTCCGAACTGATCGACGAGGCAGAGGACGGAAACGGTTACGACGAGGGCGCTTATCTCAACGATCAGATTCTGCGGCTCGTCGCCCGGATGACACCGCAGGAGAAGTACCTTGCAATTGAGGTTCTGAAGCGTTTTGCAGGGAAGTGAGAATCGCGAGAATCTTCTTTTTATCCTCCACGCTGATCGTCTCCAGCAGCTTTTTTACAACCATCTCTGTGTTTTCCATTGTGATCTCCTTTTAGACTCAACTTATTGTTGTTAGATTGCCACCTTCGCGTTTATTATACGCGCACAAGAAGACCAAAGTCAAGCCATGAAACGGATTGACAAGCCGATGATATGTTTATGAAACATGGGGGTGTACGGAATGAGACCGAAGTCCCGTGGCAACGGTCAAGGGAGTGCCTACAAGCGGGGCAAAACATGGGTGGCCCAGGTCGTCATCGGCTACAGACTGCCGTCCGACGACAGCAAACAGCCCATCCCGATCAAGCGCAGGAAGGGCGGATACAAAACCAAGGCGGAGGCGATAGCTGCCTGTGCTGGCCTCAGAACGGCCTCCAAGCGCCCTGACAGGGTCACGCTGGATCAACTCTACTCCGAATGGGAAACGAGCTACAGGGGCCGCGTAGGGGCCTCCACGATGGTATGCTATCTCTCTGCTTTCAAGCACTTTGCCTCGCTTCACGCAACCTATGTAGACCTCATCACCGCCCGCGACTTGCAGGAATGCATGGACTCCTGCCCGTCCGGCAAGCGCACACACCAGAATATGCGATGCATCGCCCGTCTCCTGTGGGCCTATGCGCTGGACGCTGACTATGTCCAGAAGGATGTCACCGCAAATCTCTACACCGGGAAGGGAGAAACCAAACAGAGGGAGCCTATCACGGAAGAGGAACTGGAAGTCATCCGTGCAGCCATACCCACGGAGCCATACGCTGCGTATGTATACGCCCTCTGCTATCTCGGATTCAGGCCGGGAGAATTCTTGAAGCTGAAAAAAGCCGACCTCCACACAGATGCCGGAGTGACCTACCTCGTCGGCGGAGGAAAGACCGAGGCGGGGCGGGACAGGCGGGTTCCTGTTCCGGCGCAAATCTCCGATATCATCTCACAGCGGATGGAGGTTCCCGGTGAGCTGCTCTTCCCCAAGGCGGACGGCAAGCCCATGTCGGACGAATACTTCAACAAGCACGTATTCAAGCCCCTGATGGCCCGTCTCGGCATCGCCGCCGGAAAGTCCCCGTACAGCGCCCGCCATACCTATGCCGACAAGCTCAAGGCTGTCGTCGGTGACGACCATGCCAAGGCCGCGCTGATCGGTCACACGGACTACAACTTCACCCGATCCGCCTACCAGTCCACGGGCATCGATGAGCTTGCGGCGATCACAGATTCCCTCGACTGAATGAGGGCAATAGCGGGGGTAGTAAACATAAACTTTTCGCCACAGTCCTCCACTTTTCCACAAATTCTCAAAAATGTAAGAACCCCGGAAGACTTGATTTTCAAGCACTTCCGGGGCTTTCTGTCTGTCTGGGTGAGAAGATTTGAACTTCCGGCCTCTTGAACCCCATTCAACCGAAAACCCTTATGCCACAATGGTTTGCTGGCGCGTGTTGGTAGTAAGTGGGCAATAAAAAAAGACCGGCACAAGGCCGGTCATTTGGTTGGTTCAGTCAGTCTTCTACGACGATCTCTTCCGTGCCCTGAGTCGTCTGTTCGGCTTTCTCGTTTCCGTCAAGCTCTTTGTAGACTTCCTCAAGCAGGGCGAGGCACTCGGCGATGATCCCGACGTTCCCCCTCGTCGGCTGGAGCTGCAAGTTCTGGATGATGTCATAGACCCGTGCAAGTTTGTCTTTCATATTCCCTCCGTTATTCCCTCGCGAGGCCGCAACCGATCACGCTCTCGCTCTTCTGAAGGATGAACAAGTCCGTATATCCCTCATATTCGATCCCGCCCGCCGTGATGAACGAGGTCTTTTCGCGGTCGGAAAGCACCTCACACAGCCAAAGCATTGTCGCTCCCGTGGCGTAGATGAACAGCGAACCGGCGCTTTTCGACACGTATGCGTCCGGGATCACCGTACCGTCCGCGAGTGTCACACAATTCTCTTCGTTCATGTTTCTCCTCCTCATCATCTTGCGTACAGATAGAACGTGGAAGACGGGGCAAGGGAGGACGACAGCGTACACGTACAAGTGTAGGTTCTTGAATACTCATCGTATGCCCCACGGGTCATGGTAATCCTTGTCTCCGCATTGCGGGCGGCGTTCCATCCGTTCTGGTAAATCTGTTGTCCGTTTATTGTGAACGTGGCTTTTGTTTCATACGTGGTCTCGTCGTCCGATCCTTCGTAGTACAGGATTTTACCGGAGTATACGTTGTTGTCCCATGCGCCCGTGCCATCGTCCTTTACGGTTACGCCGAGAAGCTGTTTCGTGTATCCTTGCGGGTTGGCTGTGACCCTCAGTCTGCCGCCACTGAGCCATGTATACCCGATATCAGTGACGGCCTTACTAAAAGTTACCGGATCTCCGTCGAACGGCGTAAGCGTCAGCGTGTTCCCGCTCACGCTGAACGTCTTCACCATTCCGGCAAGAACGTTCCTTGTGATGGAAAGCTGGTCTTGACCGCTCCCGACGTACAGCCTTGTAAGCGCGGAAATCGTATGAAGCGACAGCGTTGAATTGGTCGTGCCGGACGCAGCCTGTATCGATTTGACATGGACAACGGCAAGGTTACTGATGTTGCTGTCCAGGTTCGTCGCCGTAACATAGCCGTCCAGGTTGATCTTGTTTGCGCTGATAATAACTTGTGAGCCTGACCCGTTGATCGCCGTGACAATGCTTGCCGGTTTGATTGCCGGGTTGCTCCCGTCCGTCACAACAAGGCTGATCCTGTTCCCAAGCGACTCGATCCGCGACGTGTATCCCGTGCTGGAGTCGTACACTTCTGAGTAAAGTCCGTCCACCTCGTTGCGAAGCACGGAGAAGCTGCCGTTGGTGTCGTACACTTCGTGGCTGAGTCCGTTGACCGTATTCTGCAAGGTGCTGAACTTGCCGCTTGTATCATACACTTCGTGGTACAGGCCGTTGACCGTGTTGCGAAGCGTACTGAAGCGACCGTTCGTATCGTACACTTCGTGGTACAGGCCATTGACGGTGTTCTGCAATTTGCTGAACTTACCGTTGGTGTCGTAGACTTCGTGGTAGAGTCCGTCTACCGTATTCTTCAGCGTACTGTACCGTCCGTTGGTGTCATACACCTCATGGTACAATCCGTTGACCGTGTTGCGGAGCGCGCTGAATCTTCCGTTCGTGTCGTATACTTCGTGATACAGGCCGTTGACGGTGTTCTGCAACGTGCTGAATCGACCGTTGGTGTCATACACCTCATGGTAGAGACCGTTGACGGTGTTCCGCAGGGTGCTGAACCGACCGTTCGTGTCGTAGACTTCATGGTACAGGCCGTTGACAGTATTCTGCAACGTGGAGAATCTGCCGTTGGTGTCGTATACCTCATGGCGAAGTCCGTCCACGGTGTTCTGCAACGCGCTGAATTTTCCGGTCGAGTCGTACACCTCATGATAGAGACCGTTGACAGTATTCTGCAACAGGCTGAACCGACCGTCGGTGTCGTACACCTCATGGCGGAGACCTTCTACGGTATTCTGTAGGCGGCTGAAGCGACCGTCGGAGTCGTATACCTCATGGAACAGCCCCTCCGCCGTCACGGCGAAGTAATACATTTCATGGCTGTTCCTGTATCCGCCCGACCCGGAGTTGTACTTCCGCTTGCCGATCTTTGCGACGGGTTCGCGCTTCTCGTTGCCGCTGGCGTTGATGTTGACCTTGGGAGCGCCCTTCCACGTCATCGTCGTGCTGTGTACAGGACTTTCGTAGGTGTCATCCCCACGGCTGATCGTGACGATGTCTCCTGCCTCGATAGCCCAGTCGGAGAAGGTTTCCGCCTCCACCGGATGGTACTGCGGGGCTTGGTTCAGCCGATTGTAGATTGGGGTAAGCGACGCTCCCGTGATGTTGTTTGCCATTACGTCACCCCCTTCAGCAGCGGGTTATCCTGAATAAGGTATTCCTCATCGCCGGAGCCTGTCGTGTTTTCGTAGCTTCCGTCCGAGGCCCGGTTGTTCAGCTTCGTGACCTTCTTGGTCTTGTACCAGTACGGGTCAAAGGTCGCATAGTCCGTCTCGGTGAACTTCTGTGTGGTGGTGTGGAGCCAGTCGATCACAAGGTTACCGTCCCGGTCGATCCGGGCGTTCCCTCCGGCAGCTTCGGCAATCCATTGCAAGACCTCGCGCATGGTCACGCTGTCGAAGTCGTCGGGGCGCTTGTTGATCGTTGCCGTGCTGTTGATGAACGAGCTGCTCTTCAGCGGTACTCCCACGTACTCGCAGATTTTTCTCAGCAGATTCCCGATGGTGGTCGGGTAGGTAACACCGATGTCCTCCGGCATATCCACGTCGAACTTCATCATGAAGTCGTTGCAAGTCATGTCGATTTCGATCATGTCCGGGGTGTTCGGTCTCTCCGCCGTGAACCATCCGAGCGGTACGAACTCATACCTGGAGCGCTCACCGCCGTCGTAGATGAAGAGGATTCTACTGGTCTTGTTGTAGAAAATCCCCTTCCCGGCCCAGCCCTTGCTCTTGTTCTTCATAAAGGCATTGACCGGGTTCGCGCTGGTGATGTTGTCACCATTGGAATCCCTGTAGACAGCGTACCGACCGTCGCCGGAGAATGCCCACACCTTGCCGTCGTAGCCGAGCAGGGCCTTGACCGCGAAGCTCGGCTGCACCGTGACGGCCCGTCCGTTCCGGGTCAGGAATGGGGCTTCGTCCCCGCCGACCCATGTGGACAGGTTCGTGACCATGTACACGCCCTCCGGCTGGACGTAGGTGTTCGTGCCGATCAGCACCCCGATGGTGGCGAGAAAGTCGCCGAAACCATAACTATTCAGCAAACGGTCGTCGTTGAACAGGGAGAAGCTGATCTCATTGGACGGGGTCTGCCCGATGGAGAGGTCTTTCTCCAGATTGAAGTAATCCCGGAACTGGATGCCGTCCTCCACGTTGATGTCCCCGTTGGTGAAGACACAGTCCTTGAAGATCAGCATCGCGATCTGCGGCTCACCGTCGGCGACCGCTTTATGGAATGCGTTGCTTGCGCTGTACATTGGATTCACCTCCCCCATCTGCTGAAGATCCTGTCCGTACCGTCCTTTACGATCCGCTTGACTTGCTTGACCGACAGATCGAACTCCTCCGCCAGCGGCTCATAGCAGATGCCGTCGATCAGGCGGCGCTTCAGAATGGCGCGGTTCCGCTGTGCGTGGTTCCCGACGATCCATTCCTCAATCGCCGCCTCGATCTCGCTCCGGCTCATGTCACTTGGACTTCTCATTGCGCTTCGGGTTTCCCGTCCGCACTACGCCCGTACCGCCACACGCGTTGCAGGGCCTGTACGCGCCGCCGCTGCCGCCACGGCGGACACGGATTCGGATTGTCTGTTTCGCCATCTGTCTCACCGTCCCATGTTAGTCCGAGCCGCCGTTGAAGATAGCTCCGTCGTTCCCGATGAAATTATTCACGCCGTCCTCATTGTCCTGCGTGATCAGCACGTCCTGAAACTGGCTTTCGTAGATCGTCCACGCGAGGTTCGTCCCGACGAGGCATACGATCAGCAGGATCACGGCAATCCACAGGCGCTTGTTTGCCCGCTCCGCCCTGCTCATCTCGCCCTCATGGACGAAATAGGGAATGCTTGCCATCTGCTCCCCATCCATGCCGAGGCCCTCCTCAGTCATTACTGGGCGGCTGTTTTTCGTCACCTTCGGCATCCTCGTCCACATCCTCAATGGTCACGACGGGGGCGATCTTCCAGTAGTTCAGGTATTCCGCAACGACCGCCTCGATCTCAGCCACGTCCACGTCGAAGCCGTACTCATGAAGCTTCTGACGGACGTACTCAAGCTTCTCATGCCCGTGTCCCGCACCGTAGAGCTGCTCTGCGGCGAAGACCAGCACCTTGACGAACGCCCGGATGTTTGTCTGCTGGGCCTCGGTCGTCCGGGCCTTGATCCACGGGATCAGCTTGTAGGTCACCAGCGCGGCGATCAGGGTGATGGCGATACGGATGATGTCGGTCAGATCAATCGTCATTTCTCTTCCTCCCTTATCGGTCGATCAGGTAGTCTGTGATTTCCTGCTGACTGCTTTTCAGCTTGTCCGTCGAGTTGCCATTCACTTCGTGACTCAGGAGCGCAAGGATCCCCCGGCAGATGACCTTGTTCCCTTCTTCCATCCTCTCAAGGCGCTTGTTGTCGTAGTCGAGCTTTTTGTCCACGTCCCGCCGCCATTGGGCGAGGTCGCTCGTCGGCTTTCGCCATTCCTTCCATGTCCGCGATGCATTCCCGATGAGAACCACCGCCGCAAGGATTACCCCCACTACGACCATGAAGTCCCGAAACTGTGCCATTGTCAGGTTTTCCATTGGAATCGCTCCTCTCATCCATTCTCAGGTTCGTCACTCTCGCCCGTCAGGATATCTCCCCGGCCCGATTTGTTCCGGTCAATTTCGACCGCTGCCAGAAGAGCTTTTTCGTAAACGCTGTTCCTTGTATAGGCCCACACGTTGACGAGCATGACCACCGATGAGATGACCGCCATGTAGACGACCGTGGTCGTCGCGGACGGCTGGATGACCATGATGATGCTCAACCAAGTCATGTACAGGAACCAGAACACCGCTGTCCACCGCGCAAGCTTCTTGCTGAACTGCTGGCGCGGATCAATCTGCTTGCGTCCCATCAGCTTTCGTCGCCTTTCGGCTTCGGCAGCTTGGCGACGACAGCCTCCAGCGCGGAGACGCGCTTCTCCAGCGCCTCAAACCGAGCGAGGCTGACCGTCTGCGGAGCCGTGACGGTCGGATCGGATTCACTCAGGAATTCTGCCCGCACCCAACCGCTGATTCCATCGTACACCACATGATACCATTCGACATCCGAACAATCAAGCACCTCAAGCTTGGTATTGTTCGGAATCCGCGCTTTCAAACTGCTTGCCGTACTCTTCTGTACCCGGAGGTTGACGCTCCCACCGTTCGGAGTCTTCACCCACGCATACTGCAATGTCTCCACCTCCCCGCTGTTTCCGTTGCCGTCGTAGTCTACGTCCTTCAGGTATGCCCAATGGCTCCATGCTTTGCCCCATGTGTCCTCGCGAACTTGCATCCCGTTCGTGCTGGCATGGATGATTTTTACAGGATTCTCCGCAACTACCAGCCCGATGTGGTAGAAGTCCCCCTGTCCGTCGTGGAACTTGGAAGTGTCCTGCTCCCGGTGTTTGAAGACCGCCATCCCGCGCTTGAGCTGCGCGGAGTTCCTGACTGTCCCCTTCTCGCCCGTATACTGCCTCCAGATCGTGTTCGACCCGTGGTATATGCTTGCGCCTTGCAGACGGTAGGCCCGGACGAACATCCCGCTGCAGTCGATCCCGTTCCTGTCGTTGGAGCCGGGGGAGACGTAGGGCCAGCCAAGTGCGGACCTGAAGTCTGATATCATTTTGTTGAGGTTGACCATCCCTGCGCCTCCATGCCTTTGCAGTTGACCCGGTTAGTCGGTCTCAATGTCCGTCGAATAATAATACTCAACCGTAATACTGGTGATCGTTTGCGCCTCACCGGCAACGTAGATGTTCGACCCGGTTGCCGATTTCAAGAGTTCAAGCGGGAGCTTCGCACCGCTCCACCCTCTCACATTCATGGAAACAATGTGAGTTGCAGCCACGAATCCAAGACCGGAGTAGTTGTCAAGCAGCACGTACTTGTTGCTTGCCGGGATTTCGATGTTTGAGTACGTAACGATTTTCCTGCGGATTCCGAACCGCTTGGTGATTGTGCTCGTCGCCATACTTCTCCCCCCTTATTCTTCCGCAGACGCGGCCTTCCAGCTCTCCTGCATGAGAACCGTCCCGTTGGAGTCGCTGATCGCAACGCTCACGAAGTCGGTCTGGGCGTTCTGCCCGTAGGCGTAAGCGCCGAGGTATGCGTGGTATCCCTGCTTTGCGGCCTCATAGGTGTCCTTGACCACGATTCCCTTGTCCCAAACGTTGTCCGTGTGCTTGATCTGGTGCAGGAAGTACTTGATCTCATCCATAGGTTGTTACCGTCCTTTCTCAAGTCGTGTTCTTTATACCTGCCTCACCAAAGTGAGGGTTACCGTTGTCGAACCGCTGATCGTGCCGGAGATGGTCAGGCTCCCGTTCGCGGTAGTGATCGTCCAGTTGCCTGTCTGCGCACCCGGAGTGCCGAGGGTCGAGGCCACGCACACCATGTCGGATGTGATCCCGTCGCTGTTTACCGTCTTCGGGAGGCTGGAGACCGTCCCACAGCTCACCACCAGCGCAATCTTGCCCGCTGCCTTGGTCATCCCGTCGTGGTGGATGCGGTATTCGGTGTAGGTTCCGCTTGCCACATTCCGTAGCACCGCCGCGTTGTCCAGCCCTGCCTCGCTTGCCGCAGACCGCACCTCGACCATCCGGCGGTCGTTTCCGTCGCTGCTGTTCCACGCGGAGAAGGATGCCGCCCCCAGATAGCTGCCCTCAAACACGGTCTTGTTGATCCGGTTGTTCGGGCCGTTCATGGTGGGGATCAGTTCCAGCGAGGGATAGTAGGTGTTGCTGACCTCCGGGTTCGACGTGAATGTTTTCGTCCCAGCGAAGGTCTGCGCCGTAGTCCCCACGATGCCCCTCTGGTTCGCACCCGCTTCCTGCACGGTCTTTTTGGTCGCGGTGATCTCCCCGTTCGCGTTCTGGCTGATCGTGTCGATGAAGGAAAGCGCCGTACCGCTTGCCGTTGGGTCGGATTTCGCCGTCTGCACGTCCTTTTTGCCGAGCAAGAGCGTTTTGATATTGTCGAGAAAACGACTCAAGCCATTTAACTCGACGATTTTTTCATTAGCCATTCACTTCACCGCCAATCATATCTGAACGCTGACGATGTACCAATCGCCAATGTTATCTTGGTTAAAATCAACTTGTTCATTGAGTTGATAATACTCGGCACCCGTCAATTCGATACTATTAATCGCTCCTGTTGTCTGGTTCCTGGAAACGTTGAAAGCAAGCGAATAAACTCCATCTGGACATTCAGGAGTAAAAGGCGACGCATAAGCCGTGCTAGGATCCAAATCATCTCTATACAGAATCGATATTGGATATGGTTCGTCATTAAGGTAACAGCACCCAGTACAATAATGACTGCTTGTCGGTTCTGTAACAAAATCAGACATGGACCATCCGTCGGTTGTCACAAGCTGTAAATTGTATCCATGAATCATCTTGATTGTCGCGCCGCCACCGCTCCCACCGCCGGAGATCGAACCAATTGCGTCCACGAACCCGGCGGGGAACGCCAGTTGCCCGCTCCCTCCGGTCTTCGCACGGATCGCATCAGCGATGGACGAGAGGCTTGTTCCGTTTGCAATGTACTTGGAGGGCGAATTACTTACAGACATCAGAATGTCGCCTCCTCCGCCGTGCCAAGCTGGTTGTCAAACAGCGCGTCGATCTCAGCCGTGGTAGCGTACACGTTTGCGGACAGGCCAGCCAGTTTCGTCTTCTCAGCCGACGTGTAGTCCTCTGTACTCAGCCCCTTGCCGCTCACCTTGTCCACCTTGCCGGAATCGACGGCATCGATCTGTTCCTGGAGCGGATCGAGAGCCACCCAATGGGCCGCGTTCCACGCCTCCTTGGTAGGGATCGCCGTCACGCATTCCCACGTCTTGTACTGGTATCGTACCCGGTCTCCGACCGCATACGGGGAAGTGGTCGAGTAAACAGGCGCACCGCTGACCATGTCCAGCGCGAGACTGTTCAGGCTTGCAGGGGTCAGCGCTGTTGACCCGCTTGTGCTGGTTGCGCTTGTCGCAAGCTTCGTCACACCGTAGTAAGTGGTCGTGGCAAACCCGCCGTCCGCGATCACAAAGTACGTCCCGTCGTACACCAGCGCCAGCGTCTCGCCCGCTTGCCATTCGTACCGCGCCGCGTTCGTCCCGGACATCCTGCGGATATTCTTCGCACCCTTGCTGTTGATGTTCAGCGTCGGTACGCCGTTGTATGTCTGCGCGTTCGTGAACGTGACGATGAACAGGTCTCCGGTTTCAAGTTCCGTAAGGCCGGTCGCCGTCGCGGTCTTGGCCTGTGTCGTTGCGGCTGTGCCGCAAGTGCAGTACCACACCCGCGATCCGGCAGCAGCTGCGTCGAGAATGTCATAGTTCCCGTTGATGACAGTCAGGGAAACGTTTTCCGTTCCGACGGGCTTCGTGAGGCCGAGATTTGTCGTCGTCGTGGACATTCATTCACCTCCAGTTCACGCCCGTCAGGTCTCCGTCTCGTCAAGCCATACCGTGAGCGAAGTGCTTCCGTTGATTGTGCCGGATACCGTCACGCTCCCGTTCGACGTGGTCACAGTCCAGTCGCCAATCTGCGCGGACGGAGTCCCAAATTCCGCGTTCACACACTCCATTTCGGCGTTGATGCTTTCGTTCGTTACGGTGATCGGCAACGCACTTACCGTACCAAGGCTGACTTTCAGCATTTTGCGCGGTGCGCCGATGTTCGCCCGCGCCTGTTTCTGCTGGGCCTCACTCAGCGTCTGGGCGCTGATGGTCAGCACGTCCGTGCGGAGCTTATCGACGAGGTTGTTGCCGTAGATGGTCTGGATGTACGGGGCCACAGTTCCGCCGCGCACGATCTCCAATCCGTGGTCATACGCCATGTAGGTTCCGTCCACGCTCACGTCGTAGGTTTCGGCTTCGGCCCGCACGATGTAGATGTAGTTTTCGTCGCACACGTATCCGCGCCCGGAGGCCTTCGCCATTGCAAGGTTCTGCGCGGTATAGTCCATGCGATCGATCCGGCTGGTGGCAACGCCCATGTCCAGATTGATCTCGTCCACGATACTGCCGACTTGCATCAGACCGTATGGGAAGTTCTCCATCACGGCGTTCATGTCGATCACGGACTCGGTGTAGGGCTGGAATTCTCCCTCATACCCGTTCGTCCAATCACTCCACGTCATCATGATGTACGTGTCCGCAGCGCTCCCGCCGGTCACCCACACGTATCCGTCACCAGGCACGTTGAAGTGTCCGTTCACGGGCGTAAGCACCGTCTTGGTTCCGTTCAGCGTCGCGCTGTAGCGGATCGCCGTGTACGTGCCGCCCACAATGAACCCGTAGTTCTCAGAGTAGCGCTTCACATGGGCATACCCGGCGACGCTGTCATACAGGTTCCATCCGGTGCTGACGAACTCGGTCGGGTTTGACACGGTGATCGTGCCGCGTTCTTCTTTTACATACTCAATCGTAATTCTGTCCCCGGCAAGCGGAGTCCCCGTCACGGTCACACCATACAGGCTGGGGTTCGCACTCCACGCGTCGGTGTAGAGCAGCGCCGTGGTTCCGCTGCTATGAACATACGCCACAAAGGTGTCGCGGTCGAGTCTGGCCTCGATCTCCTCCTCGCCTGTCTCACGGGTGGTCATGTTCACTTCCATCGTGATGCTCTCGTTGGCGTGTCCCTCATGGAGCATCCGACCGTAGACAGCGACGAGCTTCGCGTCCCCGTCCTGAAGGGAAGCGTCGCCGCCGGTCGTGCGGAACACGTATTCCCCGCTTGATTGCTGTGTGTCGTCCGTTACGATCTGCCGCGCAAACGGCACTTCGTTGAGCTGCACGTTGCCGTTGCCGTCCGGCGCGTTGCCGTTGACGGTCTCGGCCCGCTTTGCGACTTCAGCGTCCAGCAGATCGTAGTTTTCATTGATGACATCCACGTCGAGGAGGTCTTCCTCTCCGGGCTTGGTCAGTCCAAGGTTGGTCGTTTTCTCAGCCAATCCGTGTCTCCTCCTCTCTTATGCAGTCCGTTCCCAGACGTAGATCCCGGCGGTCACGCCGCTGATATTGTTCCACGTCAGGTCTTCGATGTCGTTCCATGTCAGCGGCGACGGGGCGATTTTCTGCCAAGTGCCGAATCCCAGCACGGTCGCCGGGTTGTCCGTCGAGCTTCTCGTCGCCCACAGGGAACCTACCCCGAACAGCGACCCGGTGATGACTGCACCGCTTGCGTCGTGGGCTGTCGTGCCGCTCAACATGGATGCCGACGTTACCGTATCACTTGTCAGATCGATCAGCGTACTGCCGCCCGCAAGTACGACTTTGTTGACGTACGGATTGTTCGCCATCCATCCTCACCCCCGTCAGGCGGAGGGTGTAGCCGTGCCGATGGTGACCGTTTTGCCTCCGGCGGAATTGTCCGTCTCCGTGACGGCAATCGCAGCGACGCTCACCTGAGAGAAGTAATTGTAGTCACCGAGGTCTCCGGGCAGGATGCTCTGCGCGGTAAAGTACGGGGTCACGTTCAGCGCTGTGGCCTTGACATCCTCGGAGCCGCTCATGCTACCCTCGACACCGAGGATCGTCACGCCCTGCCGGATGTTTTCGGCGATGATCTTAGCCTGTTCTGCGGAGGAGATGCTCACCTTGCCGGAGCCGTCGTGATAGCCGTTCTGGATCGTGTACTGCTGGGCCTTGGTGGTGATCGTCCCGGTCACTCCGCCACGGTTGGGCATCGTACCGGTGAGCTTGTCGCCGTTCTTGTACGCGGTCTTCGTCAAAAGGATTTCAGCCGCAGTCGCGGTCGCGTCCGAGGTGTCCGCATCGTAGGTGCAAGCGCCGGTTCCGGGAGCGCCGCTGGGGAGGTGGAACCTCGCGCCGCTCAGTACTTGCGCGGCGGTAACGTCGTCGCCCGTCAGGTCGATCAGCACCTGACCGTTCGCGAGGACAACTTTGTTGGTGTACTGGTTCGCCATGTGGATCATCCTTTCTTATCCGATGGTTACTGTCTGCCCGCCAGCCGGATTGCTTACGGACTGTACCGGGATTTCGCTGACTGTAATGTTCCGCTTCGCCACCTTGTCGGCGGTCTCCAGCACGGTTCCGTAATAGAACTGCGGCGTGACCTCATACGGCCCTTCGTACTTCTCATACGGCGTTGTGCTTTTCTCTATGCCGATGGTGACGCGCTTGGTATTCTTCCCGACGGAGATTTGTACGTCCTTGACGTTCTCCTCCGGGACAAGGCGGATATCGAGAGCTGCTTCACTCACCGTCCGTCACCGCCTCTGCGTCCGTGTCGTCGCTTGCGTCACCGATCACGGCTGTGATGGTGTACTTCGCTGGCGGCATCGGCGTGTAGACGGCCCCGTCTTCATAGATCAGGCGCAGATCCCACCGATATTGTCCGTAGTCGAGCGTCGTGGACTCCTGCGTCAGCGGGATCACGCACCCGCCGTTCTCCACCTCGATCCGCTTCGACCAGATCTCCTCGGTGTCCGCAGCCTTTTTGACGGTGACGAGGGCGATGGTTCCGTCCTCCGGGATGTCCTCGCCGATGAAGGTGATTCGGATGCTCCCGGTGTCTCCACGGGTGACCTCGATGTTCAGCCCGTCAAGGTTTAACATCTCATCACCCCCTTACGTCGTTCTGAGCCAGAAGTGGATCGTCCCGGTATACCCGGTCTCAGGCTCGGCGTAGCTGCGAGTTCCGCGCTTGATGTCGCCCCACGTCAGCGGGATCGCGATCTCCATCCAGTCTCCGAGCTGCTGAAGCGCGTCCGGCAGATCGTCCCCTGCTGTCACGTAGATCGCCCCAACCGGGAAGATGGTTCCGATGGCGTTCGCCAGCAGACCGCTGACATCGGACGCGAGGTCGCTAAGGTCGTCCGCTACCGTTCGGATCGCGTCGCCGGTCACTTTCGCGTCGGCTGGCATCTCGGATACGGAGAGGGTCTTGTCCGTCGGGGCCTGTACCACCGAGGACGGTGACACGCTCATCACGATCTGCGGGATTCCCTGCTCGTTGATGTTGGTATCGGTTTCAGGCATCTCGTTTCACCTCCGTTCGTCAGATGTCGCCGACCACGGTCAGCAGATTCATGGTCATCGGGTTGTTCGGTGTCAGTACCTGATCGCCGTCCACGATGTTCCCGGCATCGTCATAGTAAGGATTGATGACGTAGCGCACGTCCCAAGTGTACCCGCCGGGGGTCAGCAAGTCCGTGTCGGAGTTAAAGAAGGTGACCGTGAAGCTGTTGTTCGTCATCTGGTAGGCCCGCTGTTTGACCAGCGTCCCGTTCCCGGCCTTGACCGAGAACAGCGCCCGGTCGTTCTCGCCGAAGTTGTACCCCTCCGCGCTGATCTCCAGCGCCCCCGTGTCTCCACGGGACAGGGTGATCGTGTTCCCGTCCACAATGAACATCTTGTCACCTCCTCAGTACTCGATGAATTTCAGTTTCAGGCTGAAGACCGCTTTTTCGTCCTTTTCCGGGATGAAGTACCAGCCCTTGCCCGTCCGGTCGCCGACGTAGAAGTCGCCGGTATACATCTCCCCGAACTTGCGCGGGTCAGGCGCGGTCAGCTTGAACTTCGGTTTCTGGATCGCCTTGATGATCCTTTGGAGCATCTCCCATTCCAGCGCGTTCCAGCTGAATTCGTAGTTCAGCTTCGTCGCCACGTAGGCCCTGTGGAGAAGTCCCGTCGCGTCTCTGCTGCCGCTGGTGTCGAGGTCGCCGACCTGATAGTTCCACTCGGTCGGGTCTGGGATAGAGGTGTTCCCGACCTTGATCCCCATCTTGTAATTGTACGGGTATACCATTCAGAAACACCTCCTTACCCTGTCACCCTGCTGTACTGCTCCGCGCTCCGGGCCGCGTGACGGCCCCAGCTGCTGTCCGGTACGGCCTTTGCCGTGAATTCCTTTTGCAAAATTCGGTTCAGCAGCGTCTCGATGTTGCTCATCCGTGCGTCCAGTCCGCCGTTGGCCTGTGCCACACCGCTGGAGATGCCGTCCACGATCTGCTGGTTGTTCGCCACCACGGGCTGGTTCCCCATGCGGCCCATCATCTCAAAGTTGCCGTTCTCGTTTGCCATCACCAGATCGCCGGAGCGGACGAACCCGCCGCTTGCCCTGCCATGAACCGTCTGCTGACCGTACGTGACGATTGTGGACAGATCAATGTGCAGACCGTCGATCCTGCCCATCTGGCGGAGGATGTTGTCCACCTCTTCCGTTACCGTCTGCGAAGCGTCCGTTATGCCTTTTGTTAGCTGGCTGGTATCGACGGGCGGCAATGCCGCGTTGTCGAGGTCGCTTGTGTCGATCTCATAATCAAGGTCGGTTGCGCCGCTGAGTACGCTGTTTGCCCAGTCGTCCATGAACGACGTTCCGCCCTGCGGCTGTTCCGGCGGACTGTCGAGGTCAATGTACCAAAGGTTGTTCCACCAGTCGGACACCATCTCGCTAAACGGCTTGTCGATATCCGGGATGTCTTCAGGCGAGATGTACATTGCGTCAATAACTTCTTGTTTCTTGTCCTCGATTTCCGAAACCACCTCGTCTGGATCGTCAACCGCTTTCGCAATGTTCGGATACAGATCGGCGACCGAGTCGGCGATTGAATCGTAGTTCTTTTCCTTTGGCCCGGAAAGCATTTCGTCGAACTCAAGCGTTTCCGTAAATTGCTTGCGAACGTCTTCCAGACTCCGCCTCAACCCGTTGGAGGTTTTGCTGTCGCCGAAGACCCCCGACCATGCCTCCATGAACCTTGCCCGCCAGTCCTCCGCCTTTTCCGTGAGGAGTTCTGTGCCGAACACGTCATCGATCAACTTCGCCCACAGCCATCCAGCGCCTGTTGCGTGAGACCCAAGGTATGTCCCATCTTCGACCATGCCGATCAGGGTGTTCGGGAGTTCCTTGAGTTCTTTCAGCTTGTCCTCGCTGATCGTGTCCGGGTACTCTGCAATCGCGTCAATGAGCGGCTGGATGATCGTCGCGACGTAGTTTTTGATCGCGTCCCCGTTTGCGTTTTTGTAATCGTCGCTCGTCAGCAGGGTATTGATCGCCTGATCAAGCACGCTCATGTAGAGGCTGGTCGTCGTTCCGGTAATTTCGTCGAGTTTCGACTCCTCCGCGCCGTTCATCAGGCCGATGTATTCGTTGAAGCTTGCCATGTAGGAGTCATACGCTTCTTTGCCGATCCTGCCGTTATCATACAGGGCCTTGAGCCTTGACATCTCATTTTCGGCAGCGGACACGGCTGCGGCTCTCGCCTGTTTCGATTCCTCGATTGCGGCGTTTGCCTTGGCCCCCACGTCGGAAACGAAGGTGACGGCGGCCTCGGCTGAAGAGAAGTCGATGTCCCCTGCCTCGTCCGCGAAATTCTCAAGCGACTTCAGCGCAGTACGCTGTCCGTCTGCGATGATCTGCAAGTCGGCAAAGTACTGCTCGATTTCTTCCGGCGTTGCCCTGCCCGTGGCGATCTTTGCCGTCAGGTCTTCGATCTCGACTCTCAGGTTGGCGTACTCTTTTGAGATGCCCTCCTGCACCATCAGCATATCCGCCCGGATGTCCTTGGCCTTGTCGCTGATTTCCTTGCTTGCGGAGTTGAACGCGTCTGTCAGTCCGGCGAAAATGGTCGAGAAGTCCTTGCTGGACAGATCGTCCATTGCCGTGAAGATTTGCCTCCAAGTCTCCTTGAACTTCTCCACGTCCGCTTCTTTCGGGGCTTTCGATCCGAACATCGCGTTGTTGAGGTTGTCAACCTCGGCGATCAGCCCGCGAAGGTTCAGCTTCACGTCGTCCGCACCGGAGAAAGCGTTGATGACAAGCGTGTTGTCCTTCGTCACCTCGTTGAAGTGATCCTGAAGTGCTTTCATCAGTTCGTCCGGGTCGAGGCCGTTCTCGCCGCCCTCCGTGAACGCTTTCCGTGCCATCTCAGCGTAGCTTTCTTCACGCGCCACCTTAATGGCGGACAGCGTAGCCACGACAGCCAGCGCGGTTCCGATGGCGAGACCGGCTTTCCAACTGCCCGTGATCTTCCACAGGCCGAACACCCCGGTCAGGAAACCGACTACCGCCTCGCCGAACGCGCCCCAACTGAACCCGTCCGTGATCAGCGACTTCACGCCGTCGAACACAAGGAAGAATTCCAGCGCGGATACAGCGATTCCGCCGACCACCTTGCTGAGAATGTCGCTGACGGAACTGGAGATTTTCCACGCGAGAAGCGCTACACCTACCGCCTTGACGAGTTTGAGGATGTCGTCCATGTTGTCCTTGATGAAATCGACGATCCTCTTGACCGCGCTGTCGAAGCGTTCTACCTCCTCAAACATACTGAGGTAGTCCGTCATGGCTGTCAGTCCTGCACCACCTCCGCCGCCGTTGTTCTCGCTCTGGATGATGTTCAGTTCATCCCAGTCGGCGAGGAGGTCTTTCATCGCGGCGGACGCGCCTTGCGCGGAGTTCTTCACATCGTCGAACGCGTTCGCGCTGGCCTTGATCGGCCTCGTCCATGTGGACTGCCCGCGCAGGAGGGACAGGAACTGGTTCAGGTAGTTGACCATGCTGATGAACCAGTTGACGACCGTCTCAAGGTACGGGATCAGGCTCTGGATAAGTGGGGCAACGGACGCGCCGATGGCGTTCTTCATCATTTGGAGCGATGCCGCAGCGTCGTCCATCCGGGCCGAGAAGCTGCTCCCGATTGCCTTGCTGTATCGGTAGACGTTCTCCACACCTTCCCGGAATCCGTCCGAGATTTCCTTGATGATCGCACGGATGAAGCGGTATTTGGCGATCCGCATCATCTGTTTCCCAAACCCGGTCAGTCCGGGGAACATCTTCTTGATGCTGTCCCCGAACCCGCCAATCGCGCCTTTGATCTTGTCGATTGCGCTTTCGGATTCTTCCGTGGCGTTTTTCAGCGTTTCGACCTTGTCGCTGAGATTCTGGTACTGACTTGCCAGCGCGGCAAGCTGCGAACCGTTCATCTTCCCGCTGTTTACGCCCTCGATCATCCGGTCGCGGAGGGACTCCATCTTCATCTCCAGCGTGTCGATCTTGCTCCCGTTCTGGAGAAGGTTGTCCACAAACTCCGTGTCTTCCCGAAGCTGCTCTGCCACGTTGTTATTGCCGGTGCTTGTGGGCGTTTGATGGAACTGATACCTTCCTGTAATATAGGAGTCGCTCCGGTTGTCCCAGAAGTCGCTGTTCCCGGTTCCGCCCCCCTCGTTGCCATAACTTATGGTGAGCGGCTTGTCGCCGAGTTCTTCAAGTTGCCTCTGAACCCACAGAAGTTTCTCAAGCTGCTCTTCAAGCCGCTTGTATTGCAGACTCATGTTTGTCGCCCGTTCCGCACTAAGCTTCCCGGAGCTGGCAAGCTTATCCATCTTTTCTCGGAGCAAGTCCATCTTTTGACGGATAAGGTCTGCCTTTGTCATGCCCTCAAGCAGATCATCAATATCGCTGCTTATAGTCTGAATTGCACCGGCCCCGTCGTCGTCAATGCCGGTTATCCCGCTGCTGTCAGGCACATCGTCGAGGGCGTTTCCGTAGTTTTTAACGGACTCCGTCGTCTCCTGAACTTCCTCTTTGAGGTCGCGGAACGTTTGGGTTGCTTCTTTTGTTCCGTCAACGACCTGAGAAGCGTTCTCTACCGCTCCAATCCCTGCAAGCGGATTGCTTTGGTCGGCCCCGGCAGCAGCGCTTACAGCATCGCGGATGGCGTTCGCGGCGTTCGCGGCGCTCTGGGAAACACCGTCCATCGCGTCCTCTGTTTGTGCGACGACCGTATTGAACTTTTCGTCAGCTTCTGACGCTTCTACGATTCCGCCCTTCACATCGTTGAACGCGCCGCCCATTCCGGACGCGCTTTCTACAGCACTGCCGACGGACTCGCGAATTCTTTCCGCGCTTTCAGTTGCCTCTCCAATCGCTCCGCCTCCACGGGAGCCTCCGCCGCCAAGGCCCCTCATGCTCGGCATCTGGAATCCTTCGCTTGCCTCACGGAGGTTCCGCACAGCGTCCGCAAGCATGTTGATCTTGTTGGTCAGGTCTGGCGTGACACTCTCGGTCACCGCTTTGCTGACCTTGCTGATCGCGGACGCAACAGGCGCAAGCTTCAATCCTCCGCCGACAGCTTGCTTGACAGCAGCAAGAGCGCCGGAGAGTTTGTTAAGCCCTTGCGCTGCTTTTTCGGAGTTGTCATTGATCTGCAATTGCAGAATTCCGACATCCGGCATTGCGTGACTCCTTTCTCCCCGACGCTCTTTACTGTGTTACGTGCTGACGGCTTTCCGTTCCTTTTCCTGACGCTTGCGTAAGTTCTTGTTGAACTTCTCAGTCATCGCTTGGAACATCGCCATCTGCAACTTCATCTTGTCTTCTTCGTTGCGTTTCCTGACCTCGGCCTTTTTCTCCTCGTCCTGCTTTTCGATGTACGGCTTGTCCGGGTAGGGGGTCAGGCTGACTCCCTTCGGCGCAAACCCGTTGACCAGCAGGGGAACACTCAGCAGAGCGTCACGGATGTAGATTCCCTGCATCCATTGATTCCTGTCCTGCGCCCGCACTTCGTTCTCGTTGCGGATGCGGTATGCTCTGCGGTAGGCAATCTTCAGCCAGCTTTCCCCGTCCCAGTACTGTTCCGGGGTCATGCCCATTACCAGATAATGGGGGAACGCCTCGTCGAAGACCTCACCCATTGTCTTGGGTTCCGGCTTGTCTGTTAAGCCGTCTCCCAAGTAGGGTCGGTATCTTCACCCTCGTCCGGCTCGTCCATCAGGTCTTCCAGCGGTTTCATGTAGAGCTGCGTCAGGATGCCGAGCAGTTCGTCCTTCTTGCGCTGGAACTTCCAGATGCCACGGATGCGTTCGGGGGTCATGCCCTTGTGGTGCATCTGGAAAGCGCCGGTGAACAGTTCGTCGATCATGGTGTTCGGATAGTCGGTGTCAATCTTGAAACCATTGCGCTCCATCCGCTTGACGATCCGGCTGTTGAACTCCAGCGTGTACTTCGTCCCGTTCTCGTCACGAACCGTAACAGAGTTGATCTTCTTTTCAGTCGCAGCCATTGGCTTGCCTACCTTTCCCGCCCGTTCAACGGGCTGTTTTTTGTTCTGGGATTCCCCATTCGCCTGTTTTACAGGAAAGTCTGTAACTTTTGTCCTCATCGCTCATCCGCGTCTGGATGTTGCCGCCCTGCCCCGCGTTGAGACAGGGCGGCGCATCCCGTGTTACGTCTCGGAGAACACAACCACGGTGGCAGGGGTACACGTGATCGACATGCCGACGGCCTCGTTCACGCCGCCGCCGTTGATACCGGCGGAGATGTCACCCGTCCAAGAGAACTTGCCGTAGTGACCGTCCGGCGTTTCGCTCCCGGCATCGCCGGTGTGACCAAACCAGACGGAGTACTCATACTGGTTGCCCTCAAGCGCGGTGACCGCAGAGTAGTTGTCCGGGGTGTAGTTCGCACCGAAGGTGAACTCGCTGGTATCGCCGATACCGTTGATGTAGACCCTCATGTAGTCGGACAGGGAAGTGATGTCGATACGCTCCTTCGGGGGGATCAGATCCGGGAAGGAGGTGATGTCGATCAGCTTCGTGTACGTACCGGACGTGGTCGTGCGGTACATGAGGTAAGTGCCATAGGTGCTGATACCCTTCAGTTCAGCGGGCATTCTCATCATCCTTTCGTTCGTGTTCTTATTGAAAACGCATGAAGCGGAATAAGGTTGTCACCCGCAATCATGCGTCTCTGTGGGGTCTGTCAGGTTCTCCGGTAGATCACGCCGTCCCGGTCGATCTCGGCCTGATACCGCGCTGTATACCGGTAGACCTTTGTGTTTGTGGGGTCGTTCAGGAACGTCCCGCTGAATCGGTTGAATCCGAGCAGAATCATCTGCCCGTCCGCAGCCGCGTACACATTCCTGCACTCCGCCTTGCTCTGCGCGTATACGTCCAGTTGATACGTAATTCGCGCAAAGTTCTCACCGGGTGTCGAGCTTTGCCTCTGGCGCACCGTAGTGTTGTCCATTTCAACCAGCGCCACCGTCGGGAAAGAAGTCAGCGTGATGGGCTGTACACTCAGGAACTTATCCTTTGCGCACAGCGGCGCTACGACCGGATACAGCGCATTAAACACTTGCACCTCATAGTCGATCACCGCTGTCACCTCCCAAACATGTCGATTCCTTCCCGCTCTGCAACTTCTTCAAGCCATTTCATCGTGTTGTACATGAAGGGCCTTGCCTCCATGCCGTTTGTCCACGCAAGCTTGGTGTTGCTGCCCTCCGGGATGTACCATCCGAAGTCCGCCGGATACCACCATCCGCCAGCGCCGTGTTCGTTGATGTCGTGCGCCCATCCGACTTCGCCGTGCATAGGGTGCTTCTGACCCTGTTCCCCGACGTAGCCTGTGCCGAACTCTACGAACAAAGCGTGTGGGCTGTTCGTGTAGACATAACCGCAATGCTTCTCTGCCAAGTAGATTCCCTTGATGCTCTGCTCAAGCGCTCCGGTGAACCAAGCATCCATCGAGACAACTTGCATCTTTGCAATCTCAACGCCGTCATCGACAAGCTTTTTCGCCAGATCGATACACATCTGCTCAAGCTGCTCACGGAAGTAATTGACTTCCTTGATCGCGTTGTTGATGGACTGTACAGACAAGTCCATCTCGATGGTGTGAAGCACACGATGGCTCATGTCCCGTCACCTACCGCATGGTTCGCCGTCTGCTTTTGCAGGGCGACGCTCAGTCCGTTCAGCGACGGATGCACGTTGACGATGTCGTACAGTTCGCCGTTCCATCTCACAAGCCCGGTCTCCCGGATGTCCATGTTCGGGTCTTCCGGGAGGAGGAAGTGCGAGTAACGTATGTCCATCCCGTAGAATTCCTGCCTCGCGTACCCGGCTGCCACACCGATGTTCCCCCTGAACTCGACCGGGTCGCCGTACTCAGGGTAGAACTCCCCGGTATGCTCTCCGTTCTCGTTCAGGTCGGTCTGCTGGCCCGTGTACGGCAGATACTCCATCTTTCTCAGGTTCCGTTTCAGCAGTTTCATTGCGTCACCGCCTTACCGGACAGCCTTTGCATACGGGGTGATCGCGCTCAGCATCTCGTTCGGCACGTCGGAGCTTCCGTAGTTCCGGTGGATGCCGTTCTCAATGTGCTGGATCTGCCCCTCCGCGCCGCGCTTGTTGAGCATATACACCGCGATATTGATCTGAATCATGGCGTAACGGTCAGGCACGGAAAGCTCGGAGTAGTCTGTTTCGTAGGGGTACATCCGATTCAGGATTTTGTCTCCTGCGCTGTCGAGGTAGGCCCCAAGGATGACGGGGTCTTCCTGCTCGTCCTCGATCAGGCGGGCCAGAAGGTCGATTTTTTCTTGCCGCGTCACCCTTGGTTCCTCCTCACGTCAAGCCCTTTTCCGGCTCCGGCGGGGCTGTTCGGGCTTTTTCTCTTCTTCCGGCACGATGTCCGTGCCGTTCTTGACGGGTTCCTGCTTCTCGGCGGGCGCGTTCTTCTCGTCCGCCTCAAAGTGTCTGTGAAGCATCATGCCGTTTCACCCTTTCCGATTAGGGAGCCACACCGGCGACCAGCTTGATGGCCTTGGTGCTGTCCAGCAGATAGGGCGCGAAGATCTTGGAGCCGGTCACGACGGTGGACTGGTTCACGATGTCGCGGTCAGTCTCGACCAGCGTGTCGCGCTTGGAGAAGATCGCCAGCGCACCGGGCTTGATGATGTGGTAGTTGCCGCCGTTCACGCGGTTGGAGACGATCACCTGACAGCCGTAGGCCATACCGACCGTGCCGCGAACCCGGACTTCCGCAGCGATCTGGCTGGCGGGAATCCAGTCTTCCTTCAGCAGCTTGGCGTACAGGGTCGCATCGCAGACCAGCACCTTGGCCTCGTCGTTGTCCTCGCCGTACATAGCCAGCGCCATCGGGATGTCTTCAGGCTCCACGGCCTGACCGGCGGTTCCGGTGTAGTACGCGTTGGTGTTGGCGTTCAGGGCCGCGAGGAGCTTGGTGTCCACGCCGTCGGCGATAGCGGCAGCGATCTGATCAGCGGCCTCGCCGAGGGGATCGCCGTAGCCGCTCAGAACGGCCTCATCGGTGAGCTGCGCACCCACGCCGATCTTGATGACAGTCACAGGCGTGGTGGACTGGGTCAGCTTGCGGATCGGAATGTCCGTACCCTCGTTCACGTCGGCGGCAGCGCCGATGTAGCTGTAGTAGGGCAGGGTCACCGTGTCACCGGCGCGGCCCTGAAGAGTCCGGTCGATCTTCGCCAGAGGGGCGAACACGATCTTGTTGATCAGCTTGGTGTTGATCAGGTCGGCGATAACCTGCGGGTCAAACAGGCTCGCCAGATAGGTTCCGGTAGAGGTAGGAACAGTCGCCATATTGCCTTACTTCCTTTCTTCTCGGAGAGGGTTTACCTCCCCATCAGTTTTTCGTACTCGTCCGGGTGTTCGGTCTTGAACGCCAGACGATCCTTGTATGCCAGCGAGTCAAGCTGACCGCGGGTCATCCCGGTTCCTTCAGCACTTCCGATGCCCGGAGCGGGGATCCTGCCGTATTCCATCTTCAGCGCTTTTTCCTTGGCTGCCCACGCTTTCTGGAAAGCCGTCAGCGCCGCATCCACGTCTTCCGCACCGTAGAGCGCTCCGGCGATCGCGTTCGCCATGCTCTCATCCTGCACGATTGCGAACACGCGCTTGCTCGTTACGGCGACGGCACGTTCCTTTCGGAGTTCCGTCAGTTCCTTTTCGATGGCCTCCTGCCGTTCCTTCTCGGCTTCGGCGGCAGCTTCTTCGGCACTCTGATGGGCGCGGAGAGCTTTCTTCGCATCACCGGCCTCCTTCGTGGCCTTGTCCAGCGCCGCTTTCTGCTTGGCGAGGTCGGCTTTCAGCCTCGCGATCTCGGCACTCTCAGCGGCCTGTGCCGCGTCCGTACCGATGTCCTGCCCGCCGTCGGTTTCCACTTCAGCGCCGTCACCGGCCTCCGCAGCTCCACCGTCCCCGCCGTCCGGTGCGTACACGGGCATCCACCATTTCTCCTGCGTCGGGTGCGTCATGAACATATTCTCTTCTCCTCTGCGCTTTTTAACGTGCATCTCCGCACATGATTTTGCGATTAACGTCTTCTCTGACGGTTTGCGAATTTTGTTTGGAGAGCGACTTCTCTGCCCCTCTATCCCAAACGGGCCGAAGCCCGATGAAATCATTCTTCCCGGTCGCTCGGCATGAGTCTGCACCGGCATCCCCAATGCGGCTTCGTCGGGATTTCGTCCAGCGGGAACCACCGTCCGTCAAGCTGGCGGCAGTCCGCGCACACACGGCTGTCGTGTTCGCTGACCCAGATCGCGCCCTTGACCATCGCGTCCATGAACGCCTGTACCACGGTGTAGTCCGTGATGTTGATCGCGTACTGTCCGAGCTGCCTTGCCCACGCCTTGAGCGCCTTGTCAATCTCAAGGTCGCGGGTCGTCGTCGGCTCCCTCACCGGGTGAGGCGCTCCGGCAATGGCACTCAGCGTCTCGATCAGCTTCTGCGCCTTGCGCTCCGTCTCAGCGTCGAACCGGTACAGCGTCACGAAGTCCGTGTCCGTCAGGATGCCGTCAATGAAATCGTCCGTGATGGCCTCCGCAGCCATCCTTGCCGCCCGACCGCCCGTGATGCCGCACATCGCGAGGGCGATCAGGTACGCCTCCATCGCCATCTCCTTGTACCGCTTTGCCGCTTTCTTCGCCGCCTCCCGGTACAGGCGCTTGACAGACTGGATGATGTGAATCTCGTCGAACTTCGCCAGCTTCAGCTTTCCGAAGCCCCGCAGATTCTCCCTGTCGAGGTCGCGGATCGCCTCGTCGCACGGTTCGTAGATGTCCGCTGTCAGCTTATCCGCCAACGCTCAGACCCCCGTATCTGGGTGTACTCCGCCTTGCACGGTTCGCACAGGAGATCGAAGAGTACTTCTGATTCGGAGTCTTTTTCTGGAACCGCTTGCCGCAGACCGGGCAGATGGCCCATTCGCCTTTTCCGCCGCCGCCCTCTTCCGTGTTGGCCTGTGCCTGTACGGATTCGGGTTCCGTCGGATCGACCGTGTCGTCCTCTGTCAGCGGGAGGCCGTCCGTCACACCGTTCATGCGGTCAAGCTCCTCGGCGAGACGCTCCTGATAGTCGTCGTAGACAATCGCGTCGCTCTCCGGGTCACGGCTCAGATGGCTGAAGGTGAACGCCTGAATCGCGGGCATACCGGCGGCTCTCAGGGTGCTGAAGCTCTGCGTCTTGACGAGGAGGTCTTCGTAGCTCTGCCGCCAGAACCGAGGCTCAAGGTCGCTCAGTCGGAGGCCGTCCAGTTTGTTCGTGTCGGAGCATATCTTCAGCGCGATCTTCAGGAACTCGGTCTCAGACGCTTTCCACATCGCCTGAGTCTCAAGCGCCCGCGCCTCCGCGTGCCACCAGCCGTTCTTCATGATGACAGCGCCGTTATTACTGCTGTCACCGGAACTCGCGTCCCCCTGACTGGGCATACCGACGATTTGCAGGATGGTCTGGTACATATCGTTGACGAGCGTCTGGGTCTGACTCTGATCCAGCTGCTCGTTGAGATAGTACAGCTTCTTCCCGCTCCCGCCGCCCTCCGTTGCCGGAAGCTTGATCGCACCGAGGTCTTTCAGTTCAAGGAAGTCCTCGCGGCTGATGTCAACACCATCAAAGACCATCAGGGCCTGAATGAACTGCTCGATCCCGTCCAGACGGTTGCTCTGCGTCAGGTTGATCGCGTCCAGCATCGGCAGGACGCTCTCAAACGCGCCCATGTAGTTCGGGTTGCACGGGTACTCCGTCAGCGCGACCATCCCGAAGTTGTGGACGCTCCGGCTGACGATCCTGTCCGCCCTGTACAGCGTCCCCTCGATCCGGTACGTCGCCCTGTCCGTATGCACCGTGTACAGAACCTTGCTCTGCACATCGTCCGTGAAAACGAAGGTCACGCCCATGACCACGCGCTTGCTCACATCGTTGAGCCGCACCACGAACGAGTTCTTGCTGTCCGTGACATAGGTCTCAAACGGAGCTTCGTCCAGATAGTCGCCGGGGATTTCGTTCCGGTTATGGAAGGTCAGCCTGTACCCGACACCGCCCGTGAACATCTTGTGGGCCAGTTCAAGGTCTTTGGTCTGCTTGCCCTCAGACATCATCATGTCGTTGAGCTGCGCCACCAGATCAGGCACTTCCGGGTTGTCGCTCCCGCGACTGATGTACTGGATCGGCTCACCAGCGAACTCGCTGGCCTTGAACGTCACGATCTGATTCGCAATGTTCACGACCACCTTGTTGTTGATCTCCGCGTTGTACTGCTTCACCCTGTACAGGATCGGCTGTATGCCGCGAACATATTTTTCGAGGTAGTCGATCTCGGAGCGGTTCTTCAGGTGCGTCGGGAGTGCCTTGTTCAGCACTTCCAGCACGTTCCCGTCCGTGATCTTCTCCTCGCTGGTGAAGATCTGACGGCGACCGTGCATCTCATACGGCGAAACAGGCCGAGGAATGGTGTTCTCATTGCTGTTCTTGATCCCGGCGACTTCCACTTCCACATCCACGGGTTCCTCGCCGCCGTTCACCACGTTCTCATCCGCCATCCTGTTTCACCTCCTGCCCAAAAAGTCAAGCGCCGAGCAACGATCTCTCGCTACTCAGCGCCTCTGCCAAGGAAACAGGCCGTGCGCGGGGTGCTTGCGCTGACCCGTGGGGAGTCCTTGGCATATATATTGTACTGTTCGCACCGCGCATTGTCAATATCTTGCGGTGTCCGCGCCCGCACATCAGAACGGTCGCTGTATGATCTCCACCCGCTGCGGCGCTTTCCTGTCAAGATACAGGACAGCCATCGCCATTCCGTCCGGTACGTCGTCGTGCTTGTTCCGGCCCGCCATCGTGTACCCGGTCAGCATATTCATCGCTTTCCCGTAGTCCGAGTTCGGGCGGTACTTCGTCGGATCGAGGAAGAGACACCGCTCCTTCACCGCCGGGGCGTTCAGCACGATCTTGGTTTCCTTGTTTCCGGTTGTCGGCTTCGTCACGATTCTGGTAATTCCGCCAGCTTTGCGCACCTTCTCCTGTATTTTTTCCGCGATGTGCCACCCGGCGCTGTTGCTCTCAAACTGCGCCTCCTTGACCTTGTGCTTGAGGAGCATCTGCACCAGCCGTTCCTCCACGATGCCCGGATCGCCGTTGTCGCACACGCAGTCCGCCACGTACACATCATTCCCGTACACATACAGGATCGGCATGAAGCAGTAGTCGTTGCCCTTCGCCTTTGTATCGCAGACCGCCACGATCCCGTCCGGCTGATCTTCTGGCAGATCGAAGAATCGCCGAAGCTCGTCCGGGTGGTAGAGCTGCCCCTCGCGCTCGATGGGTTCGTTCATGTACAGCGCCCGCCAGTTCGCGTCGTCCATGTTCTCCCGCTGCTTGTGATACCGCTCCGTCGTGAACTTGTCGTGGATCCCCGGATAGTCGAAGTTGCTCTCGTCGTTCTCGTTCAGCGCCGGAATGCGGATGAACTTCGCCTTGCCCGTCGGATAGTCCGCTTCCTGCTGTTCCAGCCGACCGATCACGTCGTGGATCGACCACCGTGTGGCAATGTGCAGTTCCTTGCACTCACCCGTTTTACGCTGCTGGATATCCGTGTTGTACTGCGTCCAGAGCTTGTCCAGCCGCTCCTTGCTCATCGCCTGTTCAATTGATTCCACAAGGTCGTCGCAGAACAGGAGCTGCGCCGCACGGAGCTTACCGGCGTTCCCAGCCCCGATGGACGAAAACTGGAACGTCTCAAACCTCTTGCGCGTCCCAAGATCGATCCGCAAATCCTTCGCGTTCGTGCTGGTCAGCTTCACATCCGGGAACACGTCCTTCCACCGGTACTCCCCGTCCGGGCTGATAATCCGCAGAATCTCGTCATACATACCGCGCACGATCCCTGCGTCATGGCTGAAGGACAGGATCGGACTCTCCGGGTTCTTCCCGCCCAACCACGTCATGTAAAAGATCGCCAGCGTACTCTTCCCTACTCCGGGCGGAAGCGAGATCGTCATCAGTTCCAGATCACCGTTCGCAAGCGCGACAAGATCGTTCACAATCGGTCTCAGCACCTTCCGTCTCGGAAGGTAGAACCGCTTCGACGGCTCCCTGTCCCGCTCAATGTACTGCATATATGCGTCCAGCGACACCAGCGCGTCGATCAGCAGACTCTGATTGTACAGTTCGCCCATCTTTTCCAATCCGGGAAGGTGCTGCCCCGCCATCTCCCTGACCGCAACGCCCATCCGGCCCCGCAGCTTCTCGTTCAGACCGTGCCACTCCGCCTCGCCAGCCTTGACGTGACCGTTGATCACCGCCAGCGCGTCACGGTACGCCATCGGGTCTGTCCGGTGCTTGTCCACGTACAGTTCGACTTTCTCCTGCTCCGTCAATGCCTCTCCCTCCCAATGCATAAAGCCGCCTACTAACATTCTCGTCAGCAGACGGCTCTCTTATAACCTTTGCGTGTTTTTAGCTTTTTACTCCAGAATTCTCTTGCTCTCTGCGCGCTTCTTCGCGACGTTCCTGCGTTCTTCTGAGTATATCACCGAACGTTTCCGTAGCCTTGCGCACCTGAAGCATCGACGCGCCGCAGGAACTCTTCCACGCCATGTACACCTCCAAGTCGTCCGGCGATAGCTGCGGCCCGCCGTACACCCAAACCGGTGTCTCCTCTGCATGGTTGTCGATGATCCACTTGATCACGTCTTTCCCAAGCATCGCTTTCTTTTGCTTCCTTCTGCCCATGAATGTTCACCCCTCTCGTTTTCTTTCGCAGATCACATACCATGTGCTTCTGCTGATGCCAAGCTCCTTGCAGATATTGGCAACCGTTATTTCCTTACGCCGGACACGCTCCTTTGCAGCGGCAAGTGTGTCGTCGTCAAGGTCTTTTCTTTTCCGGCCCACCTTCCAGTCCGGGTCTGTCGCCTTGCGGACTTCTTTCCCAGCCCGCGTCCTCTCCATGATCATATCTCGCTCAAACTCCGCAAACGCAAGCAGCATCGTGACCATCAGCCGCCCCGTCGCCGTGTTGTCAATCAGACCCATGTTGAGTATGTGAACCGAAACACCCTTGTCCAATAGGCTGCGGATCGTCTCAATCCCGCCGCTCGTTGTCCTCGCGAATCTGTCCAGCTTCGTCACAACCAGTCTGTCACCGGCGCGCAGTCTCCCAAGCAGTTCGCCAAACACCGGCCTGTCCATCCGTGTCCCCGTGTACGTCTCACGGTAGATTTCCTCGCACCCGTTCTGCCGAAGCAGCGTTTCCTGATCCGAGAGACTGCTCCCGTACATCCCCTGACCCGTTGAGCTGACCCGCGCATAACCGTAGATCATCCATCGCACCCCGCTTTACACCGGACGGGACTATTCCTTGTCCGTGTCAATGCTGGCAATCTTCCACTCGATACCGCTCGACCTCCGACGGTCAACGATGACAACGTCAAACCCGATCTCGTCCAGCATCTTCACAAGCACCCCGACAAACATGTCGTTCTGCTTCAACCTCTCCGAGACACTCTGCGGCCCTCCGTATCCGAGACGCTCCGCCATCATCGCTTGCGTGTACTTCCGCTCCTTCATCGCTTTCTTGACCAGCTCTCCCGCATTGGACCCCCACTTTGACCTTTGATACCTCATCGCTTGCAGCCCCTTTCATCGTCGCTCACGCGCTTTGCCGGACGGGACGGATCGGCTCCGCCTCGCCTGTTCACTCACATTATATTCCACAAATTCGGTTATGTCAACACATCCACAAAATTGTTTGAGTAAAAAAACGGGACTTTGCGGTTCAACCAACTCGTTTCATTCCCGCTCAAACCAGTCCCGCCACGCAAACACATGCGTAAGTCCCGTTACGTTCGCAGCACAATCCGCCAGTACCGTACAATCCGCCAGTACCGCATAAGCCGCGACTGCCGTTCCTGCTCATTGAAGCTCCGCAACGCTCGTCCCATCCATCCCCGCCACGCTGCATAACTGCCTTTTTTGTTTTTTTCGGATTTTTCAGCCCCGACCCCTTTGAGCCTTTTTTCTTCTGGCGGGTATGGAGGGGGGCAACTACCCCTCCCGCCTGGTGAAAACGTTTCCCCGCGGGCGGTTTTCACATGCGGCGACGTAAAAACCGGGCGACGGCAGCGGGCACGCGGGCAGAATCTACAGGCGGCGACGTGAAAAGCGATGCGCGTGCAGAATCTACAGGCGGCGACGTGAAAAGCACGGCAGAGGCGGCGGCAGAATTCACGCGGGCATATGTAAAAACCGCGGGCGATGCGCGGCAGAGGCGGCAGAGGCAGCAGAGGCGGCAGCGGAAAGCACTTGTAAAATGTATATGATGAAGGAAAAACACGCGGCAGCAGCACGGCGATGCGCGGACGGCAACGGCAGCGGCAAAAAACGCGGCGCAAGAAATGAGAAATGCAAAAAGGCGGAATGTCTTTATTTTCTTGAATTTGCAGACATTTTGAATATCCATGTTTTCGTGGATTTTTCGGCATAAAGTGATGAGAAAATAGGCAGGAATTTGCCACAATTTTGTGGAATCATAGAAGCAATGCTTCATATGAAGCAGGACAGCAGAAACGCCGCACGGCGGCAGGACAGAGAAAGGACGGTATCACAATGAGACGGGAAGCACGGGAAGAACGGGACGTGACAATCCATCAAGTGGAACACTATCATCACGGAACATACGAAAAGCGGCGCGTATTTGCCTCTGATAGGCCGAACGACGCGACGCGCGACTACAGGCTTGTAAAGGACAACAGCCTTCCTGCAATGTACGGGATAGAGCTTGAAACAGAGGCGTTTGGCATCACTTCCAGCACGACATATGCGAATCTGCTCAAACAAGTATGTTTCCAGCACTTCCATAATGACTTGTGGAAAGTGGAAAGCGATATAAGCCTGCGCGGCGCAGACGTTGCCGCGGAATGCATCACGCAACCGATGACACGCGCCTTTATCAGGAACAATTATCGCAATTTTCAAGCAATGTATGAAATGTTCTCTGCGTTCGGAATTGACAACGCCCGCACGGGTGACTGTGGACAACACTGTCATATCAGCGCAACGTGCTTTGGCAGAACGCCCGGAACGCAAAATGATGCTATCAGGCGGTTCTTCTTCATCGTGATGAGATATTTCAAAACCGTATGTACGATGACATGCAGGAACGTTTCAAATACCCACTATTGCCAACGCGCAATGCCCAGCCTTGCCTATGAAATGCGGCTTGACGATCAATTTGATCACTATTGCGCCGTCAATCTTTCCCACTATTCCCGCGGGGATATTGAATTTCGCGTTCCGGGCGGACAACCGGATTTTGAGTCATTCCGGGCGACGCTGGAAACGGTTTTCCAGCTTGTAGACGCTGCAAAGAATCTCACACGGGAACAGTGTAACGATATCCGGAACGTGTTCCGCGGTTGCAATCAGTACGTCCTTGATGCTCTGCGCCGCGCGAATCAAGCCGGATACGTTTCCGATGAAGCACTTGCCGATATCAGCGCAGACTCTGTCGCGGTTGACTGGTAACGGAACGGCATCGCCCGGGCGGCATCGCCCGCCCGGGCAGCATTGCCCGGAATTCACACAAGGACACGTAAAAACCGGAATTCACACAAGGACACGTAAAAACCGGAATTCACGCCGCACGGCGTAAAAATTTAAATGGGGGGTTTACCATGACAGCAAATGAAAAACGGTTGGAATCCATGCGGGCGAATCTGTCCGCGCTTGAACGGCAAGCGGATACTATCCTGCAAAAAGGCGACGCGATAACCCATGACGACAGAATGCGCCTGTTGTGGTTGCTGAACATAGCGTATCACACGACGGGAAAAATTGAAGGGATTTTCAGTATTGACGGTTGCGCGTGCTGCGAATTCTGTGAGAAAATGCGCGCCGCTGCCGCGGGCAATCCGCTGCTTATATGCGGTTGCTGCTATGCTGCTGCCGATTTTTGGAAAGAGGCGGCATATAGGCGGCACAAGCTGAACATGCGCATTTTGTCCGCGGTATTGTTTGAACGTTCAGAGCTTGCCGCGGTTGCCGTTCCGGGCATGCTATGCCGCGTGAATGAAGACGGGGATATCACAAACACGACGCACGCCCGCAACATCATTCGCATTATTCAGACGCACGCGGCGACGCGGTTTAGTCTCTTTTTCAAAAACGCGCCCGCGGTTGATGCAGGATTGCGCATGGAAGGCATCACAACGCGTGCGGAATTGCCCGAAAACGCGCGGTTTATTCAGTCGTCGCCGTTAATCGGTTTTCCCGCCCGCCCGGTATGGTTTGCCGACGCCGTGTTTACGGTTTTTCCCGATGAAGAAACTACAATTGCCGCTGTGAAAAACGGCGCGCATGAATGCAACGGCAGAAAATGCCGCGCGTGCGGGTTCTTCTGCTACACCATGACGCGCCCGGAAACGCCCGTGCAGATTGCCGAATATCTGCGTACCAACAAAGCGCGGCGCGCGGAAATTCTTGCCGCGTACAATGCGAAAAAGGCGGGCGAATAATGCCCGCTGTCCGCTGTCCTTCCCGCCCGTTTCAACCGCGGGCGGGAAGGCATGCAGAATTTACAACCGACGACGTAAAAATAAATCCGTTCCGTTTTCCGCTTTTCACATGACACGACGTAAAAACCGGGCAACCGGCAGACAATCAAAAATCACAAGGGAGGCTGTAAAAATGAAAAACCGTTCTTATGAGGTGCGCGTGTGTACGCACAGGGAAAACCTGACGCTATGCCGTCAAACAATAGCGCAATCGGTTTTCACGTTCTACGACGTAAAACCCACGGCGGCGAACGTGCGCGGTATTCTCGCCCGCATCATGCCCGCCGCGCGTGTGGATGAGAGCTGCGGCACGCTTGCGCAGCAGATCGCGGACGGGCGCGCGTCTGGTCTGTTCTCGGTTTATCTGCTGCCGTCCGTCTCTGAAAACTCGCCCGACTTTTTCACCCGCTGCTTTGTCTCGTTTCTTGAGATTTGAATTTACAAGGGAGGCTGTAAAAATGTGCGTTATCTGCTGCTCTCCGTCTGGAGTCCGTCAACCGAAAGAAACTCAATTGCGCGCTATGTGGTTACGCAATCCTGACGGCGCTGGATACATGTTTGCCCGTTCTGGTGAGGTTGAAATCCATAAAGGTTTCATGACATGGCAGGATTTTATCCGTTCAGTGCGCGCGGAACGTTTCACGGCTGCCGATTCCGTCGTGTATCATTTCCGAATTTCTACACAGGCTGGTGTAAATCCTGAAATGACGCACCCCTTCCCGCTTTGCCGTGATCGCGATCTGCTGCGCCGTCTGGATATGTTCTGTCCGCTGGGCATCGCCCACAATGGCATTATCAGCCTGACCTCGGATCTCACGGAAAAAACGTTTTCCGATACTGCGCTGTTTATCTCCCAGTACATGCCCGTACTCATCCGCAAGCGTGCGGATATTACAGACCCGCATGTAAAAACCCTGATTTGGGAACTCACCCGTTCCAAATGGGCATTCCTTGACGGCAGCGGCGAGATTAGCACGGTCGGCGAGTTTATCAACCGCAACGGTATGCTGTTCTCCAATGAAAACCACACGCGCCCGCTCCCCGTTTTCAATCCGCCCCCCGTTCCCGATTATTACAGCATGAGCTGTAATTATACAACCAACGAAAATGGATGGAGGTAAAAACCATGAAAGAAATTACAGGCGTTCTTGTAAATCCTGAAGAAGGCACCGCTCTCATTGAGTCCGTCCCGGACAACCTCGCAGATTGGTATCGCGTTCTCGATTGCAGCACAATTGACATCGTCACCAAAAAAATCGGTCTCCGCTATTTTGAGATCGTCTGCGACGATAACGGACGGCTGCGCGATCATCCCCGCGCGTCCGCCCTAAACAAGCGCGGAAAGCCCGTCCTCGTCGGTCGATTGTTTGTCTGCTCCTCCAATCTCGACGGAGAGCTGACAAGCCTTGACGCGAAAGAGCTTGCGTATGTGATGGAGCATGTCCGTTATATCACAACGGACAGCAGACCGTTCCGTTCTCCCGTTCTCGCTCCCGTCTGGGACTTCTGGAGCGATGCCGATACAGAAGAAGAATAATTACACAGCGCAATGTAAAAAGGAGTGTAGCACAATGAAAACCACCATCCGCACAATCGAAGACCTCGCCGAACATCTGGGCATAACGGTTGACAACCTTGAGCGCGCCATATACAAATACACAGCATGCGGCGCGTGGATAACATGGAACAGTACAGCCGTAACAGTCGGAACAATCGTAGAGGGCAGCGATGCTGAATTTTCAAGGGTACTGCCGTTCCCGTTCACAGACGAAGATTTTGACAATTCGATTCTTGAACTTGAAGACCTCGCTGACGAAGCATGGCATGAAGCAAACGACGACCCTGAAGATTGGCAGTAATTACACAGCACGATGTAAAAAGGAGGATGCAAACATGGCAAACAAGACGAACATCACACGCTCCCTTTTTGAGAACTATTGCAGATATCACAAGCTCGCCCGTCCTGTCCGGGACGGCTGGCACACCATCGAGGGGCGCACGGTTTACACGGAAAACGGGTATATCCTGCGCGGCATCATCCTCGACCGCAACCGGCAGCAAGTCCCTGCTCACGTGTACAGGGCGACGCGCGACGGGTATTGGAATATCGAATACTGGCTATCCGTGGACGCGTTCCGTTCCGGCGTGCGGCGCGGCACAATCGACCTGATGTGAGGTGGAACATGTACGGAATTTACATCAACTGTCGTAAATATCCATTCATCCGCTGGATCCTGTCCGGCAGGAAAATCTCGGAAACGAGGGCGTGCGACGTTCTCCGCAATCTGGTAGGGAAACGCGTTTACCTGATTGAAACCGGGCGAGGCGTGCCTATGGTGCGCGGCATCGCGACCATCACAGAGTCCGCAAGAATTCCATTCTCGGACGTGTCCGCACGGCGGAGCGCGTGCATCATCGGGACGGACTACGACATCCAGCAAGGCGGCGAAAAGGTATTCTACAGGCTGCGAGACGTAAAGCCCGTGCGCCCGTTCCCTGTCCCGTCCAGCCGTGTCAATCACGGCAGATCATTCACAGAATTCTGAGGGGGTTTTTACAATGCGCTATGTAACTCCGTCCGGTTCCGTCTACGCCCTCTACCAGACGATGCTCGACCAGCCCCATCTGCTGGTCGCCGGGGCGACAGGCTCCGGCAAATCCGTGCTGATTAATTCCCTCATTGGCACGGCGCTTTACGGCTCGCCCGCCCGCGTGCGGCTGGTTCTCCTCGACCCGAAGACCACGGAACTCTGGCAATGGGAATCCGTCCCGCACACCATATCATACGGGTATGAGCTGGACGACATGCTGCGACAGCTCCGGGACACCATCGGCATCATGGACACGCGGCTGCATCACATGCATGCCGTCGGGGAACGTCTCTGGTCTGGCGCGCAGATTTACGTCATCATCGACGAACTCGGCGACCTCCTGACCACGGCGAAGATCGACGCGCTGCCGCTCCTCCAGCGCCTCCTCAACCTCGGACGCGCCGCCGGAATCCATCTGATAATGGGAACGCAATGCCTCCTGTCCTCCGTACTTCCTACACAACTGCGTGTAAATATTCCCTCCGTTGTCTGCTTGCGGACAGCTACAAAGCAGCAGTCCCGCTTCATCATCGACAGACCGGGCGCTGAGCTGTTCCCGAATCCGCGCACGTCCGGCAAAGCATTTGGGTTTTTCCGGCAAGGCGCAGACGTGGAAAGATTTACAGTCCACCGTGTAGATGATAACGAGCAGATGCGGCTGGTGAACTGGTGGAAAGATCCGGCGCACACCATCTAACAATTACACACGACCATGTAAAAAGGAGAAATCAAAATGACCACGACCAAACTGGAACAGAAGGAACTCAAGAAAATCCAGTCCCTTGTCCTCGACCTCCACATCCAATACAACGACGAGCTGCTCCGAAACGACCGGCAGGAAACCAGAACCGCGTCCCTTATCCGGGCGAAGATCCACGGCATCGCCGCCACGCTCGACATCCTCGGATACACCATCAGCTACGACACGCACAACGTCCCGCACGTCAAGACGCTCTGAAAATTACATCACGACACGTAAAAAGGAGGATATCACAATGACGTATCTCGATTACATGCTTGAACACGAAGACGAGAACATGGACTGGTGCAAACCCTACGTTTCCGACGACGGGGAATATGCCATCGTGATGTACAGCGGACACCCGGAGTCCATCCGCACGCCATCCGGCGACGCGTACCGCTATAACGGAACCCTGAACGAGCGCACCCTTCAGGAGTTCGCCCGCGCTGTCAACCCGGACTATCACCCGAACCGCGGCTGGTCGGACGAGTATATGGCAATTGAACCCCTGCACGAAACCGGCTGCGCCTCCTGCCCGTGGCGTGACGAGTGCGAGGCGATGTACGAAACGATAGGCGAGACTGACTGCCGCTGAGAAGGAGGACAAAAAATGAAAAATAATCAGAAAAAGGGCTTGACTTTTGACGAACTTATGGTATACGCCCGTGAACATTACAACGAGGGCGGCGACGGAGTCTATGAGTGCTGGGACAAATACACCTACGACGAGTATGTCCGGCAGTTCGGCCAGATCACAAAGAAGGTCGCTCTGGACATGTTTGAGATTGACAATGAGTACCACAAAGCCGCCGAATATTTCGGACGGTACTGACAAGAACGGAGGCAAACATGTACACACCCACATACAAACAGAAACCGCACAAGAAATTTGTCAAAATGATGGTCAGGATTCTCAGCGGATTTGCTACACCGTCCGATGTAAAAACCCAATACGACGAGTTCCGTCATACCTACGAAGACCCGCAGTCCGCACTTCTGGCGTACACCGTCGAGTGGTCAAGGAATAATTACGCAAGGGAATGTAAAATCTGCCGGAGGATGGCCAAAGAAGGACTTATATCTGGTGACTTCTACAGATTCAGCATGCAAAGTTACAGGTGACGACGTAAAAAGCGGAGGTAACGCGAATGGAAAGCTACACGGTCAAGGACTGGTTCGCAAACAAGGTCGCGCGGGACGTACACAGGAACATCTTCATGTGCGACGTGTTCTGCATCCTCAAGGAGACGGACAAAGCAGTCTACGCAATGCTCAACCTCGGCACAAACTTTCACAAAACGATGTGGGTTCCGAAGAGCGTACTGGTCAGCAAGGAAAACGGTCACGAAACCCTGCGGATCTCGGACTACGACGAGGCCCTGTTCGAGTTCAAGCTTCATTGGAGTGATTACGTATGACCTACGCCCCTGCTCCAAAGCTCCAGCCCATCGGGCCGGGGCTTTTTCTTTTGCCCTTTTCCGCCCATCTAACGGCCTCCAGCCCGCAGCTTGACCTCTCGCCCGTCCGCAGACCGTCACGGGCATCAGAGCGCATCCTGCGGGCAATGAGCGCCATGTCCGGGGCAGGGAGACCACCCGGCGGAGGTTGAATCAAAATCACATATGCCCCGTAATCGAACGAGAAGGCATTTCTGAGCGCCTCCAGCTTTCGGATGGGTAAAATACTCCACCTCCGGCCTAAAGGCGCTCAGAACGCATCCTGACGCGAATGCGGGCATATCTGACCCGGCGGATGTATTCCGGCAAATCAGACCGGGGAGGTGAGCCTGATTCAACCCCTCCGTAACTATCACTCACATAAGAGAGCAACCCGCTACGTCGTTAAGGTAATATATATATATTACTGTATAACTGTAATATATAAAATACGCACAGGCCTGTAAAAACCTGTGCGTGTATGTTATTCCACCTCAGAGTCCGTATCAATCGGAATAGAATCCGCTATCCGTTGCTGTGCCTGTTCATCATCCAGATCGGCAAGCGGATTGTTCGGAGTCACCACCACATCGGCGACATCTTTATAATGCCAGTAGTTTTTCGCGAGGAAAATCCCGGTCGCCGGATTGATCTTCCCGGTCTGCATGAAGTCAATCCACATCTCTTCGATCACGCCATAAGCTTTTTTGATAATGTCAGTATGTGTATTCTTACGCACCACCCCATTATCCCACTTATTGATCGTGTCGCGGCTTATGCCCAACCAGTTGCACATACCGACGACTTGAGGGCGGCGGTCATTATCAGCGCAGAACTGGAAGTACTGGTCGAGCCTGTCCTGCACTTGTTTGGGGTCAGAGATGTCGATGGGCGGGAGGTGAAGGGAGGCCATAGCGTATCGGATGAAGCGGGCGTTATCGCCCGGTTCGGCAGTTCCGCCACCGTCTGCTGTGAGTTCCTGCACCCATTTCGCGCCTCGTTTTTTCTTGACGATCTCCTCGGCTTGGTCTTGTGAAATCACACCCGTTTTTTTGTTCAGGACGTTTGGTTCTTTTCTGCTGTGATGCACCGGCTTGGTTTTGTCGGTCATGCTTTACACCTCCATGTGTATCGTTTCGTCTTGTCCGGTTCCGTCCCGTCCATTGCACCGGGTCAGCCACCGTCCTCATCCCGAAGGTCAGGCGGAAGGAAGTCCCGGAAGAGCTGCTGGAAGTCACGGGCGCGTCGTCTCGCTTCGTTCTGATCTCCCGCCTGTTCAAGGATGAGGATGATCAGGGCGGTGTATTCGGCGAGTTCACGGGGCGACCCGTCCACGGTAAAGGAATCCATCACGGTCAGGGTCACGGCTGCGTCACCTCCATCGGATGAGAAATCTTGGTCAGCTTCAAAGGATGAGGATGTTCAGGCGGGAAAACCACCTCCTCATCCGTGTCGCCGGTCACGTCCGGTTCCGTTCCGTCTGCGTCGGTCTTTTCGGTCAGGGGCTTGTCCGTGTGGATTCCGTACCGCCTGTCCATCCGGTCGAGCCAGTCCCAGAGCGTTGTGTTCTCGACGGTGAGGATGCCCTTGTGGACGGCCTCGCTCCGGCTCTCGTTATACGCCCATGCGATCAGGTTCTTGTCCGTCAGGCACGTCCGTTCAAAGACGTCGCCGTAGTCCCGGTAGTATTCGGCGAAGTCCTGCTCAAACCGTTCACGTTCCGGGTAGTTCGGGTCATTCGTGGCGAAGAAATAATCCGCAATCGTCCGGCACACCTTGGCTGCGAAATTCTTCGGGCAGTTCCGCTTGCGGTATTCCTCGGTCATGTGCCTTCTTGCCCGGAAGAGGGAGGCACAGTTCGCCGTGTTCCGCTCTTCGCTGTGGCAGATGCTCCCTTCCCGGAACGTGCGGGTGTAGACGCAACGTGGGATGACCCTGACACGGGCGGGATTGACGGCGACCTTGACGGTCTCGCAGAACAGCGTGTCCTCGGAGAATCCCACGTCCGTGGCGAAGCTGATCCCGGCCCGGTTCAGGAACTCGCGCCGGAAAGCCTTGGCATGGACGAATACGTAGTTCTCCGTCAGTTCCGTGGCATCGATCCTGCCGTCCCCGGCGGACTCGTTCGTCATGTGGCACATGATCACGTCCGCATCGTCCCGGATGATCTCCCGGAGGATCAGCCACAGCGCGTCCGTGCTGGAGAAGTGGTCGTCCCAGTCGCAGAACATCACCCACCGTCCGTTTGTCGAGGAGAACCCGGCGTTCCTTGCGGCGGACACGCCACCGTTGTGCTTCATCCGCACCTGACAGAACCGGAACGGGAAGTCGCCGAGCTGCTCCCGGCTGATCCGTTCCGCCTGTTCGCCGTCGTGGACGACCGTCACTTGCACGTCCTCCGGCAGCACCCTGTCCTGCATGGCGATCATGCGGAAGAGCCGTTCCCCGATCTCCCACGGCTCATCATAGTGCGTCACGATGATGTCAAGCAATGGCTCGTTCATTCGTCCCCCTCCTTCCGGTCAAGGATGCCGATCTCTTCGATCACCAGCCGGTTCGCCCTGCGCACCACCATCCAGATCACCTTGGTCGGTATGCCTTTCTTGTTGGCAAAATCTTCCACGGCGTAGAGGTCGTCGCCCCAGCGGCTTGTGAAGTACATTCGCAGGATATCCTGATCAGCTTTTACAAACCGGTCTGTAAAAATCCTGTCGCAGATGTCGTATGTTTTTACATTCGCCGGTGTAGTTGGTTCCTGACCAATCCCACGGATCGCGAAATAGCTGCGCCACATGTGCTGTGCGGTTCCACGCCACCATTCTGCGTTCTTCGTCTCGCTCACCTCCTCGTCGCCCTGTAAAGCTCTTCTGTGTACACAACTTGCCCGATATGCCCGACGGGGATGCGGCTGTCACAGACCATCGACGCGCCGATCAGTTTCGCCCGGTAGCAGAAGCTGATGTCCTCCCCGCCCCATGCGTAGGGCCAGAATGCGGGGCCGAATCTGTCCCACACCCGGCGGAGCAGCTCTGTGGTGACCAGCACACACCCGAACCCGCAGCCGTCCACCGGGAAGATCGTCCCGGCAGGGTAGTCCGTGTATTCCGTCACGGCCTTGACCACCTTCCCGTCCACCTCTTCCGGGTGGTCGATTCTGCTGTACACCACGGGCAGGGTGGGCATATGCCGCCGGAAGTACAGCCCCGTCACCATGTCATATCCGTGTTCGTCCATGTCCTCGTTCAGCCGTTCCAGCGTGTCCGGCGGGAACACCATGTCGCTGTCCAGCCACAGTACCCGGTCGTACTTGCCGTCCATCGCCTCCAGACACATCAGGTTGCGGCTGTCGTACACCAGACTGTTCGCCCGGAACCTGACCGTCGTCTCCGGCGGCTTGTGCAGCTCCATCAGGCACGAAGCGAACTGCGTATGGATCGTATCCATGCACGGCACGGCGATCATCGTCCTCATGCTTGCCTCCTCATATACCCTGCTGGGGTATTATTGGTCATTTTTGCCCGTTTGCGCTACAGTTGCTACAGTCGTGCTACAGTTCGTGCTACAGTAAAAATGGCCATTTATAAGGGCGTGCTACAGTTGCTACAGTAAAATCGGATACACCCTTTACGCGCGCGGGAGCGCGTTGGTGATGTTTCCCGGAAAAATTTTTTCGTATCGTATATAAGGGTGTGTATGCCGGAAAACTGTAGCAACTGTAGCACGGCCTTATGCCATAAGGATTTCGACTGTAGCACATACTGTAGCACAGACCCCCTCAACTGTAGTCGGACTGTAGTCGGAACACCCGTTTTCCGGGTCAGAAGGGCATATCGTCGTCGTTTTCCACAGGGATCAGCCCTCCGTCCGACTCTCCTCCCGGCAGATATACCGCCACGCAAGTCGGGCGCATACCCCCGACCTTTTTCTGGATGGTATTGCTGTCTGCCCGCTGGGTTTTGATCAGACCGTTTCGCTTTGCCCATGACAGGAAAGCACCGACGGAATATCCCGCCTCCGTCATAGCCCGTTCAAAGGTTCCGCGGATGACGTACACCAGATCACGCCCGTTGTCCGTCTCGATGATTCCCCACGGTTCGCCACGGTTCTCGCCCATGTCCTCGGAGAAACGCATCTGGTTGCTTGCCACCCATCCGACGAAGTACTGGTAGCACCTACGGTTCACGTCCGCCTGTTCCTGCGTGATCAGGTAGGGCCGCACGTCGCTCACGGTCAGGCTCCGCTCGTCGTGGAAAATCAGCACATCCGCCAGCTTGTCCGCAGCCAGCAGCAGGGATGCGGACAGGACTTGCTTGTCCTGTATGTCGCCCGAAAGCTGGCTGTAGAACTTCTTCTGCACGGCCTTGAGCGCCTCCACCGTGGCGGGATCCCGGAGCGCCTCCACGAACAGCCTCCCGGCAAAGCCGTAGTGTTCCTTGAGCGCGTTCGCCACCGTCCTCGCGTCCTCAAACAGCGGTTCTCCGCCGTAGTTGACTTCGATTGTACGCACGGCAGCGCCGCCGCCGGAGTTGCTCTGCACGATGGGCATCTCACCCGTCGTGATCATGCACGTAGACCAGCGCCGCTGGAGCTGCAAGCCGCCCTCCTTCGCGCCCCGGCCCTTGCTCATCCCCTCGCAGAGCATATAGATGATGTCATCAAACATCTTGCGGTCTGAGATCACCTGAAGCTCGTCCAGCAGGACGGGGACGTTCGCGCAGAATGCGGCGTACAGTTCCTGACTGACCTTCGTACCGCCGAAAGACTTGATGTACCCGGCTCCGATGTCCGGGTTCCCCCACACGCTTGCCGCCAGCATCAGGCCGACGGTCTTGCCGCACCCCTGCGTCCCCCAGAGATGGACGAAGAAGGGCAGAGCGCCGCAGATGGAGACCAGCGGGGCGGAGAAACTCGCCGCCAGCGCGATCCGGGCCGGGACGGAACGCCCGCTTCGGACTTTCTTCGCGATGTCCATCCACGCCTCAAAGTTCCCGTGTTCCGTCATGCCGTTGTAGATGCGTCCGAACTCGGTGGACTCGCCGCCGTAGACCACGCCCTCGCAGAAGGGAGCGAACTGCCCGTCCGGGAGCCAGCCGAGATGCTCGGTGGAGTTCTGTACCGGGAGCGCGTCGTAGTTCAGGCTCTCGATCTCGGTCAGGTACTTGACCATCTCCTTGGCGTTCTCGCTGTTGACGGCGATCCCGTTCCGGGCCAGCATGATCACCTTCTGAGCGCTTGCGAGGTTCTCCCTGCCCACGATCAGGTTTTTCCATCCGTGACCCCGGCTGTAGGCGATATCCAGCTTCTCAACGTTGGTGTCCACATCGATGATCCGCTTCACGGGCATGATCGGATGGGAACAGACCTCGATCACGTCACCCATCCTGCCCGTATAGCTGATGCCGTATTCGTCACAAACGTATTTACCGCTCTGAAGCTGGCAGGGCTGGTCGGGGAAGACGGTTTGGTAATTGCCGAGGATCGTGGCCTTTGGGGAATTGCTCTCGACATAGGCGTTCCACAGCTTTACGAAAGACGGGAACTTGAGGGCTTTGGCCCGCTGCTGGGCGACGGCGAGGAGCTGCTGGAGCAGGAACTTGTTCTCGCGCTGCTGGTACAGCCACGCATACGGGGCCTCGGTCATGAAATCCTCCGCTGTCCATGCGGGGATCATCTGCGTAGCCTCCGGCACAGGGCATCAGCCCCCTTTCTCAGATTCTTTGCGCTGTTTGGCGACGGTATCTCCGATGTACTGCCAGACCGTGATCAGCAGCTCACGGGCCAGCGGGTTGTCTGCGTTCTCCTTGAACGCCTTGTTGCAGACCTGACCGCCACGGTCGAAATACTCCGGGCAGTCCACCGGCGGGTACAGTTCGTTCAGCGTGTCGAACGCGACCCGGAACGCCCGCTTGTGCATCTCACGGTCAGCCGTCGCTTTTTCGGCAAGCTCCCGCTCACGCTTCATGTCCTGCATCATCTCATGACCCATCTGCACCGACTGCTCATAGGCTGTCAAAGGCTTTTCGCTCATCTTTTCTTTTCCTCCATTGATCCGATCAGTTCCATCTGAGTCTCCACGGCGATCTCTCTCGCCAGCGGAAGGGACAGCACGGCTTCGGCGAAGCGCGGGTCAGGCGGCTTGTTCGGGTCTGCCGGTCTTGTGTCGGCGATCACGTTCTCCAGATCGCGCACGTTCTCCCATGCGGCGAGGGCAAGCTCCATGTTCTCGGCCCGTGTGGCCTCCCGCTGTTCCCGCTCCCATTCCCGGACGGTCTTCTGCCACCTCGCCCGCTGCTCGGTCTGCCTGTCCGGTTTCCGGTCGAGCAGATGGAGGCCGAACGTGTCGTCCAGCCACCGCACGGACTCCGGGAAGGTACATCCGTTCACAGTCTGCACCAGCCGGAACACGTCGCCGGAGGCATGGCAGACGAAACAGTAATACCCACGGCTCCCGTCGAATAACTTCAAGTTCCTGTCCGTGCCGTTGTGGACGGGACAGGCGCACCGCCCGTGCCTGTCGATCTCCAGTCCGAGGGCGCGTCCCGCTTCGATGGCGGATATGCTCTCCCGGATCGCGTCAATCGCCGTCTCCATGCTCATCGCTTGCCTCCATGAAAAGCTCCGGGTACGGCAGGGTCTTCGCCCAGCCGATGAATTCGTGCCACTCGTCCAGCTTGTGTCCGGCCCGGTGCTTGCAGATGCTGGCAAGGACTTCGTAGTTCAGCAAGACCGTCCGCTTCTGGTTGTAGGAGGACGGCAGAAGCTGGATCATTTGCCACCAGTCCCGCTTGCTCTTCGTGACGAGGTAGGTTCCCCTGTACCAGTTCAGCCCTTTGATGGTGTTCACAAGGAGCTGCTCTGACATGGCGGTCATATGTTCATGGCTGAAGTCGTCCATCACGAATTCCTTGGCGTGAATCTTGTGCATCGTAGAGCAGGAATTCGCCGCAGTCCCGACCTTGTATGTGTCAAATTCTTTCCACCAGTACAGCGGGGCGGTGATGTCCACCCACACGGTGATCATTCGGCGGTACTTGGCGTGGACAGGCCCGCCAGCCGCAAGCTGGAGTGCCAGCTTTCTGTCGTTGTCACCCAGCGCGAACGCGCCGTCCGGGTTCTGGATCGAGTCGCCCCTGTCCCAACTGTTTTTCGGGTTCCGCATCCCGTGGATGGCGGGGCCGAAACCCTGTACGTCAATCGTCTCCAGTCTGATCATGCCTGTCCTCCCCGTTCAGCAACCGGACGATCATCCGGCCCGTGCTTCGTTTCGTGCAGTAGTAGACCGGGACTCCGTACCCGATCTCAAGGCGGAAGATCGCGTCCGCCAGCGCCTTGCCTGTCACTTTGCCGTACTTCGGTTTCCAGAGCTTCACGTCTTCGTATGTCCTGATCCCTCCGCCGTTCTCGCAGAGGACGATCAGGCGGATGCCGCTGTCCCTCGCCCGCCGGACTTCCCGGTAGAACCGCGCCCTGTCCTGCGAGAGCAGATTGTGTGCCAGTTCCTGAAGGTTTTTCTTGCGCTCGATCCTGATCCCGTCGAGGCCCTCCAGCGCGTAGTCCCCGCAGTCCAGCTTGGCCTCCCGGTACGGGATGTGATGCCGGTCGAAGTACGCCTTGATATGGTCGTTGGTCTGTTCACGGGTGTCGAAAATGTACGTCCCGCTCACCAGCGCCTCGCCTCCTCACGGACGGCGATGCAGATCAGGACGAACAGCACCACGACAAGCACCCATACCATTTGGTCTCCCCCTCTCGTTTCAGAAAAAATGCGGTTTTGGGTGACGCTGACCGCAAACGTCGTGGGGTTGACAGCCGCGCTTACAGAAACGGGGTAGGTCGGGGCTGTCTGGAAGGAGGAAACGAGGTGAAGCGCAGCCATGCTCTGCGTTCCCAACCGGGTTTCCCGTCCAGCGCGGCATACGTCAGGGAGTTGCGTCCGACGCACCGGGCTTATAGCCCACCCCCTGTGAATGGCGATGTTATTTTCCGGTACTGCCGAAGCCGTCTGCTCCGCGCTCCCCGGATTCGATTTCGTCCACGATCTCCACCTCGTCGATGATGACAGGGACGACCATGAGCTGCGTGATCTTGTCTCCCCGCGCCACACGGTAGGATTGGTTCCCGTGGTTGATCATCTTCACCACGACCTCCCCCGCATAGCCGCTGTCCACCAAGCCTGTGGTGGTGATGCTGTGCCTCACGTTCAGCCCGCTCTTGGCGACCAGCAGACCGGCAGTCCCGGTCGGCAGCTCCACATGGACTCCCGTGTGGATGACGGCCCCGCCCTGTGCGGGGATGACCACGTCCACCGGAGACCGGAGGTCGAGTCCAGCGTCGTCCGCATGACCACGGACTGGTTCAAAGGCCCCGCTGTCCAGCTTGATCCTCATTTGTCCTCTCCTCTCTGCCCCCTGAGCCAGTCCTCAAACTGTTCCCATACCTGAACGTCGCAGGAATCCCCAAGGGAGCCGTGCCGCCGCTGTAGGTCGATGTCCTCCAGCATCACGCCGATGTCGCTGTCCTTGAGCAGTCCCTTGCAGTTGCCCCTGATCCACCGTGTCACCAGACCGGGCATATACGTCCGTCTGCCGAGGCAGTACCGGACTGCGCACACCAGCACCGCGCCGAAGTCATTGTCAACCGTTATCTTCAAGGTCTTCCTCCTCCGTGAACTTTCGTCCGCACCGGCGGCAGAAAACGTCCCTGCGCTCCACCTGAGTCTTGCACGTCTTGCAGTAGTATCTGTTCAGCCCGATGGTTCCGCCGACCACGAACGGCTCCAGCATCTTCTGCTTCTTGGTCTGGAAGGGACTCTGCACCTCCACGACCTCGTCCTGCTCCTCGTCCGCAGTCCGTGCGACACCGTTTTTGAACACGATGGTTTCGTACCTCTCCAGCGCGGAGACCACCATGTTCGATGTCATCTTGCGGTGGCCCACCTCGCAGCGGATCACCGTATCCTCAAGCGCCATCAGGATCTGTGCAAGATCCATGTAATGGGTTCTCAGGTAACCGGAATCACCGTTCCTGATTTGGTTCTTTACACTCCCGGTTCTTGTCATTCTTTGCGTCACCCCTTTTGTGTCTTCTGATAATCGTCAAAGTCCGGGCATTTATTGAAAATGATTTTGTTGTTGCACCATCTCTGCAAACGTCTGATCTCGTCCGGCGATTCGTTCTTGTTGTACACCATTACATACGGTTGGAATCCAAGCCGACGAAGTGTGTAAATCCTGTAAAGGTTCTGCGGCATTGTGCTGTCAAAGTTTGTCAGAACGTAGACTGTTTTTCTCCTGAAGTCTTTGATCCTGAACCGTTCAGAGAAACGTTTGAACTTGTCTTCCAGATCGTCTTTCGGATTGTCCCACGCGAAGTGCAGATTTTTGATCTTCATTCTGTTCAGGTCTTCGATGTCATCGTCGTTTGTGAGCCTGATGTCGATCCCCTGTGTGAAGTCAATCCATACGCCTGTTTCCCTGTACTGTCTCATCAGGTCGCGTTTCTCGCGGCAAGCGGTGATGTTCGGGTCAAGAACCTTGATTTCTTTTTTTCCTGTGTCCGGTGTCCAGAAGTCCTTCACGTCCGCGACCTTGACCGAGCATCTCCCCTCCTTCGCCGCAACGTGGCAGAAGCTGCACCCTCTCGGACAGCCCCTGCTCGTCATGCTTACCGCGAAGTCGTACTGCGGGTAGATGGAGTAGTCCGGGAACATCCGCTCGATCTCAGGCGGGAGTATTTTGTGACTATCCTCGTCGAACACTTCCTTCCCGTTCACAAGATGAATGCTGTACCCGGTTCCACCCTTTAACACCTTGTCTGCGTTCATCGGTTCGGGAATGTCAGGCGAGTAAGCGTCGGAGAATATCTTGCTCATGTATACGATGTCGTAGTGGACAAGGTCAGTCCACCACCACTCGACCTCGTCGCCCTTCGCCTTGTGGTACGCCGAGATTCTCATCAGCGCGAGGTTTGGGAAGTTGTGACCGTCCACGTCAATCAGGCCGATCTTCATCCGACCACTTCACCTTCCGCCCGCACTCCGGGCAGTACTTCGCCCGGAACAGATACACCCGTTTCCCACGAACCGTGTCCCACCGCGCCACTTGTGCATGGCACACCCCGCAAGCCAGCGTGTTGATCACCACCGGATGTTCCGGGACAGGCTCGACAGGCTTTTCCATCAGCACTTCAAGCGCGTCAAACACATAATCCGCATACAGGCAGTACTCTTCTTCGGTCAGCAGATCCCACACTTCTTTCAGACCGATGATCACCTTCTCTCTGTCAGGCATCATCGTTCCTCCGTTCTCCATTACTACAGAAATCGTCCGGGTCAGGAGTTTCATTCTGATTCCATTTGCAGTCACGGTGTGGATATCCACCGTTATTGTCCTGCCAATATTTGCAATCCTTGCACCGGACAACTATTTGCTTTTTGAACCATCTCCAGATTGGGCAATCGTCCCCGTCAGGTACGCAGGAATAGCAAACACCTGTCCTTGATGGACATCCTTCCATGAGCCAGCAC